TCAGTCGCGCTGTATGCCGATCTCGTACGCGATCTCCCAGCGGATGTCCGCGACCACAATGTCCGCAGTCTCCACCGGGCGCCCATCGGTGTCGTAATAGGTGCGCTCGATTTCCATGACCAGGTCCCCGATGCTGATCCCGAGGAGGTTGGCCTGCTCCTGACTGGCGCGAGCAGGGCGAGGGATCTCGACTGCGGTCTCGATCTCGACGCCGATGGATCTCATGCGCTCGACGACTCCCGCGCCGGCGTACGGCCCCATCTCGGGCAGCACGATGGGAGTCCCATCGGTGATGGCCATGGGCTCCCAGGACTCCGAGAGTTGCACGGGCTGACCGTCGGCAAGGAACTCGTACCGGGTGACGACGCACAGGGCGTTGGGCTCGATGGCCAGACGGTCGGCGATGCGCTCCGGAGCGGGTGTGCGGGCCTGGCTCCGTGACTCCCAAGTGCCTGCCCGCCCTTGCTCCTTCATGTCCGCACGGAACGGCGACCCGCCTCGGCGTTCGCGGTGTCGTGAGCGGATCATGCGCAGGCGCTCGCGCGGCCGGCGGACGTAGGTGCCGGATCCGGCCCGGCCTTCAAGGAGCCCCTCGATGATGAGCCGCTCCATCGCACGTTGGGCGACGCTCTGCCCGACCCCGTATTCCTCGGCGAACCGGGCACGGCTGGGGAGTTTCTCGCCGATGGCCCACTCGCCCGCTTTGATCCGGGCGCGCAAGGCGTCGGCCACCTGAAGGTAAGGCGTTTCGCGTGGCATATGCGGCAGCTCCGGGGGTCGTACTCGACATTGACAAAGCTAACCCATCAGGTTGATTACTCAGCATCACAACCGGTGATCGGACGATCACGAGGGGACCCCTATATGTTCCGCCGAGACCCAGGCCGCCGCCCTCGCCGCCATGCTCGCCGCGGCAACCGGCAGTGAGCCCACGCTCGACAAGGCGCCGGGCCGCATCCGCGTCGAGGCGGACCTCCCCGAAGATCTCCCTTCGATCACCCGCACCGCCGTCCTTACCGCGCTCGCACGAGCACCACGGTACGGACACGACCGCACCACAGGCGGCGACATCGTCTGGGCGGAACTCGACAGAGAGGTAGAGCAGTGACTCAGCGCGCGGGCCGACCGCAGACCGCACCGGCACTCCCGGACGACACGGCGTACAAAGCCGTTCTGGAGCACTCCGTCACGTGCCGCCACTGCTTCGAGTCCAGGTGCCCCGTCGGCGTACGCCTGCGACGAGCTGAACGTGAGGCCCGGCGATGACCAAGTGCGTCAAGGGTGACCACGAGTTCCCTGTCGAGGACGAGACCGGCGCCTACTGCGCAGAGGACGGGGTGACCCTGCTCTGGCACGGGCCGCCGATCACACCCGAGGACTTCACGCCGGAGCCCCACGCGTCGCGCGCCACGCCGTTGCCCGCACTGCCCGCGCTTCTCCGGCCTGACCCTCGCGGCGACTCGCACCCCACCTAGACTGGGCCGGCCGCCACGGAAGGAAATGATCACAAATGCGCCTTGATACATTCCACCAGTTCGCCCTCGAAGCGCTTGCCAAGGCCCCGGACGTACAGTCCGCGGACGCCTGGAGCGGCGAAGCCGAGCACCTGCGCGGGGCGCACGTCGTCTTCACCACGGGCGCACAGTTGTGGCTCGGCATCACCGCGGCCGCCGCCCCCGGCGACAAGTGGGAAGGCCCGGAGGTCCCCGTCGAGGGCGACGCGCCGGCCGAGGTCCAGTACCCGGACCTGTACGAGGGCGGCAAGGTCACCCCCACCCGCGCACAGCAGTACCTCACCGCCGCGATCACCAACGCAGGCAACCGGCAGATCGCGCAGGTCTACGGCTACGACTCCGCCAGCCAGAACCCCGGATTCGGCGTGATCTTCCACAGCGGGGCTAGGGCGTTCTGCCTGTTCCACCACACTGCCGGCTCCGGCCAAGCCCTCGGCGGCCGCGCGTTCGATCTCCAGGCCGCCGTCTGAGACTCCCGCCCTACGTGGGGCGGGTGGCACCACCTCTGTCAGCACCACTCCAAACAGGAGGAACTGATATGTGCACCACGTCTAACCGATTCGACCCCGGCCAGGTCGCCGGCAACTGCCCCGTATGCGGCGCGGGCGTCGGCTCGCCGACGGGCTCGCCCACGACGACCCACCAGGCCGGCGGCACGGGCACGGAGACTTGCCCCGGCTCGGGCGCGCCCGCCCTGTAGGTCACTTCAGGCCCCGGTCGTCTGCCGCATCGGCGCCGGCCGGGGCTCTTCACTGCCTGACGAGGTCGCTCAGTGGTACGCCGATCGCGTCGGTGATGAGGATCAGGGTGTCGATCAGCGCGGCGGAGTGGCCTTGCTCGATGCGGTTGTACGCCGCCCGGTCCATCCCTGCCCGCTCGGCCACGACCTCCTGCGTCAGGTTCGCGTAGAGCCTGGCCGCGCGAATCTGGTCCCCGATGGCACGGCGACGGGCAAGGACCAGTCGGGCGGGGGGATAGAGCGCGGCACTCGCTCACGTTCGCGGTTTCAAGATCAAAAGTCTACGGGGCGACGCTGCTGGCGTCCCGCGTTTTGGAGGATTCGGAATGAAGCCTTCCATGGGGATGTGGACTCTACGTGGACTTGAATCAAGAAAGTGGCCCCTCGTTCGAATGAACGAGGGGCCACTTAGGGGTCCTGACCTGCTACGCAGGCTGTGCCCCCGGCAGGATTCGAACCTGCGACACCCGCTTTAGGAGAGCGGGCATAAATGGGCCTCTGTAACCCTGGCTCGGCTCCCTGACCTGCGCCTAAGCCGCATTGGCTAGATCGTCGTTGATCGTTTGGGGGATTTTCCGGAGATCAACTCTGTTCCACAGCGTCTTCAGCCCCAGGTTGCGCATCCCGCGCCAGAAGATCTCTTCAAGACCGTCCAGGCGCTCCTGCCGCATCGTCGGCGTTGGGTGCTGGTACACGCCCTTGATGCCACTCATCTTATGCCCGGCCTGCTCGTGCGCCAGAGAAGGCCGCACGCCGATCTGATCCTGATAAGTGTCGTGCGTGTGCCGCAGCGCCCTCATATCCAGCCCTGGCATGATCGGCTCCCAGGCCGGCCGGGGCGACACCCCCTGCCGCTTCTCCCGCTCGGGGCGCCCGTCCGCCGCCGGCCGCAGCACTTTCCCCCAGTTGCCCCGCCGCCAGAACTTCCCCGACGGAGTGCAGAAGACGTAAGAATGCGGCCAGTCGTCGAGGTGGTAACGCAGCAACTGCGCAAGAAACGGCGGCAGATCGATATCCCTGACACCCTTCTCGCTCTTCGGGTTCTCCAGCCGCAACACCGTGCCGAGCTTGTTGCCCTCGTCGTCGCGCAACTCGACCTCGGACAGCTCACCCACGTCGGGCACCACCTTGATGACAGGACACTCGAACCAGCCGCCATCGTTCGCCTGCCGCCGCGTCTTCAGGACGTTGTCCCGGTGGAGACCCGCACCCTCACCCCAGCGCAGCCCAGTGAAGGCTGTCGTCAGCACGTGCATGCCAGTGGCGGGCCCCAGGCGCTGCGCGAGCTGAATGACAACCTCCGGCGGCGCCCACTTCTCCTCGTCCGTCTTCTTCGGCTTTTTGGGCGCCGGCGCCGAGGGCTGCGTGCGGCGCCGACCGAAGAGCGGATTCACCGTGATGTGCTTCGCGTCCACCGCGGCCGTCAGGATCGTCGACATCAGTGACACCGCATGTCCTGCCGTCACGTCTTCGCAGTCGAGCGTCATCTGCCACGAGTCGACGTCGAACCATGTGATGCCGATCAGCGGGGCGTGTTCCCACTTGGGCAGAATGTGGGTCTGCAGCAAATCCCACCTCTTGTCCATCGTCCGGCCGCGCTTGACCCGAGCCTTCATGAACGTCCGGGCGAACTCCCCGAAGTGCTTGCGCTGGAGGTCCGGGTCAATCCATCGGCCCGCCTTGATCGCTGCCTCCTGGCCGTCCCCCCAGTCCTCCGCCGTCTTCTTGGTCGGAAAGCCTGGCTCCGACCCCCACGTCCCGTCCGGCTTCTTGTACCGGACCCGCCACGTGAACTGCTTCGTCTGCTTGCCGTTGCGGACCTTGTAGACCTTCTCGGCATGGGCCACCGCACACCCCCTCAGGTGTCTCCTTACATCATTAACGAGCCGCCCCCGACAGCGGTGCTAACGGCAGGCCTTGGCAGATTCGAGGCTGGGTGCACCGGGCAAGGAGGCGAGCGCCTCATTGACCTTGTCGACGCCTCGCGACGTCAACACGCCCGACGGCCCGTTGACCAGGGACTCATCGACGTAGACGTAGATGTGCGCGGGCTGACGATCGACCCATACCAGGGTCCCGTTCGGCATCTGACGCGCGTTGAAAACATGGACACACATCGGCACCCCGCTTGTTCCGATTGGTGGGCCCATCGCCAGCGTTCAGTCATGCAACCACACTTTTGGGTCACTTGTAGAGTGCTTGGAGTGACTGAAATGCCTCTGTGTTAGGAGCCGTTCGCATCGGGTGACGCGCTGCGGCCGGGATGACTGAGCTCCTGCAGCCGTTGCTGAGCCTGCCGCCACGCGTCAAGGTTGCGCTGCCGCTCCTCCGGTGTCGCATCTTCCTTGCCGGTGACGATGACGACCATGTTCCCGCCGTCACCCAACGGAATGACGGCCGTGTCGACCAGTGCTCCGCTCGACTCGATCTCGTCCACCACGCGCAGCGGCAGGCGGGACGGTTTGGCCGGCGGGACGGAAGTCGCACGGGGGCTGGCGCTCGCGTCGTGCACTAGGCCGGGTTCCCCGCCGGCCAGTACGCGATCAATGGAGTCTGCTGTCCAGTCGAGCAGGTGGGCGTAGGCGCGAATTGTCGGCGTGACCTTGCTGAAGCCGACCCCGCGCTCAATGTTCTGCACCGTCGCGCGGCTGACGCCGAGGTTCGACGCCACCTCTTCTTGTGTGAGCTTCGGCCTTCGAGCCACGCGTGTGGCCTTCAGTGCCGCCCCCAGTTGTGCCAGGTCGTGGTCCATGGGTCCTCATCATGCCTCAAGTGTCTGCAACCCAAAAGCCTAGATCCTGGCCTTTGACCTGCGCATTAGTAGTCATTTCAAGCTTCCAGGGTTGCATCATGCGCCCCGCATATTCACTGCACGCCCCCTGCCACCCAGTGTCACGCTCAAGATCTGTGCCGAAAATGTAGGCAGAGCGCTTGCGTTCGTAGCCAGTAAGAGCCTAGATTTTGAGCGTGAGACCGAACGGACTGGCAATGAGGGCAATTCGAGAAGCTCAGAAAATGAGCCTCCGTGCGCTCCAAGAGAAGACCGGCCTGAACCGGGGCTACCTCTCCCGCATGGAGAGGGGGCACATCCGCGAGCCGGCCGACGAGCCGGTCCAGAAGGTCGCAGCAGCACTCGACGTCACCCCTGACGCCATAACTCACAAGGAGAAGACGTGACCGCCAAGGCCACAGCGGCGCCCCCCACCGCAGCTCGGAAGGCCAAGCCGAGGCGTACCTCGGAGAGCACGCAGAGAAACGCCTCGGAGGAGGCGGACCTCCGCCGATACACCCCCGAAGAGGTCATTGAGTACCGGTGGCTCCCGTACAAGAGCGCACGCGTGCTCCGGGAGAAGGCCTACAAGCACGAGGTCCACTGCCACAAGGACGGCGGGGTCATCACCTTCACCGCTGAAGACATCCGCCAGGAGAACGCTCGTCACGCGGTCGCACCGATCGACCTGACGAAGCGCGTCCGGTCCGCCGCCTAGAGCGGCAATCGGCCCCAACCGCCGGGGGCCTAATCCCGGCAATCGGGGCCTACGAGATCCACCCGAACCTTCACGCGAAAGGCGGACCCCATGGTCCCCAGTCTGTCACCTGTCCCTATCCCTCCGGCTGTCGGCTTGCTCAAGCAGCGTTTGGCCCCGGACCGCATGCTGACCGCGATGCTGCTGCTGGATGACGCGGAGCGTGAGCTGCGCCGCTTCCGTGGCCCGGTCCTGGATGTCGAGGACTTTGCGGACCGCGAGTCGGCGCTGGCGAAGTTCGCTGAGGCGGACAAGGTCCTGGCGACGTACCCGGTTCGGCTCGCCGGCGGTGCGCGATGACCGCCTTCCAGGGCGCCTTCGAGGCGCTACGCAACGCGGTGGGTGACGTCGACGCCGACCGCATCCTGACCGCCGTAGAGGCTGAGGCCCGCACCGAGCAGGCCGCCGAGGTCGAGCGCCTTCGCGCCGAGCTGGATGCGGTGAAGCTCCGCGCACAGAAGCTGGTTGCCGGTTGGAAGCAGGCCAGTACCGAGCACGAAGCCTTCGCCAAGTCGCAGGTCATGGACCTGCACCCCGGGCTGGCCGACAAGCAGGAGGGGCGCTCTCTCCAGCTCCTCGACTGCTCCGACGAACTCGCGGACGTACTCAAGGGCGAGGACCCGGACGACTGGGAGCACGGCATCGGCGTGGACGTCGTCGACCGCGACGAGCGCAACGCCGCAGCGGAGGCCCGGTCATGACGACGACCCGCCCTCCCCGCATCGACGCCCTGGACGTGCCGGCGGAGGTTGTCGCCGCCCAGGTGGAGGCCCTCGTGACCCGCCTGCGGTCGCAGCGTCTTTCCGTAGGGCAGTCCGCCGAGCTGCGCCACCTGGTCGACCCGTGCGACACCCCGTTCGCCCGGCTCGCCTGCACCCACCCCGAGAAGTGCTCCACCGCCGCCGACTACCCCGGCTGGACCCCCGGAGGGACCCGATGAGCAACTACCAGGCCACGTTCTTCCTCACCGAGCGTTCCCAGGCTCGGGGCAGCGCCGGCGTGCACCCGGTCCTGTACATCGAGCCCGACGGATGGCACGGAGGCGGCTCTGTCACCTTCCAGATGCCGACGAGTCTGACCGGGGAAAACCGGATGAAGGTCGCCGAGCAGATCCTGGCTGGCGTCAGCAAGTGGCGTGACGAGATCGTCGCTTACGCCGAGCAGCAGCGCACCGCCGCCGACGAGCTCGAAGCAGCCCGCGCCGAGATCGCCCGCCTCAAGGGTGAGGCCGGTGAGACCGCATGAGCGACTACCCCGAGATCGCCAAGCACTTCGAGAGCGACACTCCGAACCACACCCTCACGGCCCACCGCGAGGACGGCCCCTTCCGGTACCTGCGGTTCGCCGCCCCGAAGACCAGCATGACCGTCATCGAGCTCGTCACGTGGCCGCACAACCTGGTCGTCGCCGGTAGTCACGGGTCGTTCCACTTCGCCCACTACGCCGACGACAGGCAGGACATGTTCACCGCCTTCCGTGGCCGAGGCAAGGGGCGCGTGGACCCGGACCACTGGGCGCGGATGCTGGTCAACGGCCGCGAGTCCGTCGCCAAGTACGACCGCAGTCTCCTGGAGAAGAGGGTGCGGGAGGCCACGGTTGAGGGAATCCGCGAAGGCTACGCACCGCGAGGCGTCGGCAAGGCCGTCACCGAAGAGGTGCTCGACAGCGGGTGCCTCGACCAGGAGGCCACCGCCGTCCAGGTCGTGAGCGAGTTCCAGTTCGGCGTGAAGACCCGCAGCGAGTGCTCGTGCGGCGCCACCGACGACGACGCTCGCCCCATGGATAAGGGCGTCATGTGGAAGATCAAGCACGAACGGGAGTTCGGAAAGAAGCACCAGGCCAGGACCCGGCAGCTTGAAGGCTTCGACTTCGACGACATCTCCGAGTGGAACATCCACGGCCTCGACTACCACTACGTCTGGCAGTGCCACGCGATCGTCTGGGGCATCGGCCAGTACGACGCCGCCCGTAAGGCTGCCGAGGTGGCGGCATGACCGCCCCGACGATCGACGCCACCTGGGCCCCCACCGCCGAGTCCCGCCTGCTGGCTGACGCCCTGACGGACGCCCAAGCCCAAGTCGCCGCAGCCCCGCCCGCAGACACCCGGGACCTCAACGCGCTGGCCGCATCGCACACCGCGCTCCTGGCCACCGTCCGTCGCCTCCTGTGGGTCCACAACGCCGAGGAGGGGTCATGACCCCCATCCCGATCATCCGCGCCGAGGACTTGGAAGAGCAGGCGCTCGCCCAGGTCGACGCCGACCTGCACGACTACTACGGGCCCGAGCGGTACTGGAAGCCGTGGCAGATCGAGACGTACCTCGACGCGATCGCCAAGGTCCACCAGCAGTTCGCCCCCGGCTACGAGGCGGCGGCCTGATGGGCGCCGACTGGAACAGCTTCGACGCCCGCGCCCAGCTCCTCACGGCACGCAAGGAAGCCACGCTGATCCGCAACCTGGCTGCCGCCCGTGCACGGAAGGCAGCCCGGCACTCGCAGACCTGCACGTGCACGCCGTGCCGGGTCCGCCGCTACGACGATAACCGGCGCCGCACCGCCGCGCTGGTCAAGGCGGGTGCGTGATGGCCCGCTTCCCGCTCCAGTGCGCTGCCCTCATGGCCGCACTCACCGCCACCAGCGCCGGGCTCTTCTGGGCTGGCTACCGACTCAACCACGGGGGAACCCATGCCTGACCTGATGGTCGTGATCGACGGGCAGACGCTGCCCCTCACGAAGTGCTGCTGGATCACCTACGCGCCGTGCGGCTGCCCGGTCGGCGCACTGACCGCCGCCTGGGACGGAGAAGCCTTCGCCACCGAGGACCAGGCGCTCCGGCAGATCTACCCGACGAAGCGCGAGCGGGACCGGCACATGAAGCAGGGCTACCGCCTGGAGCTCATGGGCTGGGACCGGTACCGCAGGGACGTCGACCTCAGCGCACGGTGCCCGCACCTCAAGGGCGCCACGACCCAGCAGACGCTGGAGGCCTCCTCATGAACCTCACCCTCCCTGGCCGGCGCCAGGAACCGAAGCAGCGCAAGCATCGGGCCGCGTCCCCCGCCGAGCTGCGCGAGGAGAACCGGCTGCTCCTCAACCGGCAGGCCGCCGCCGACGACTTCTTCGCGCTCCTCATGGACGACCGCGACCAGGTCTACGCCTGCTGGCAGAAGGCCGCAGCAGACCGCGACGCAGCCGAGCAGCTCGCCGCCTGCCTTGCCGAGGAGAACCTCCATCTGCGAGCCCGCCTCGCCTCGTTCGAAGCGGCCGAGGCCAACGCCACCGCCGTCACCGTCCCGCCGATGGTCCGCGACACGTCCGCCTTCGAGGACCAGGCCACCGAGCCGTTCTGCGTCAAGACCCTCCAGGCCGCGCTCGGCACCGCCGTCACCAACCCCGGACAGACCGGCTGGGGCGCCCGCAACCAGCAGACGGGAGTGGCCTGATGCTCGCCGACCTGATCACCATCCTCAACCGGGCTGCCGAGCTCACTCTCCTCTACGGCCCCGACCCCGAAGGCTGCATCCGCGCCGCCGTCTACGGCCGTCCCGACGTCACCCTCCCCTTCGACGACACCACCGACTCGCTCCTTGTTGAGGAATCCGTCGACGCCGTCACCGTGTGGATCAACCCCGACAGTCCCGGCGCTGACGAAGACGTGCCCCTCGACGAATGGGCCACCGGCTGCACCGTCGCCGACGTGCGGGGCGCCCTCTACGGGGCTGTCGCAGGCATCGAAGCAGGTGTGCTGTGACTGTCACCGACACGCTCAACGTCACCGTGACCCCGCCGCCCGGCGGGCAGATCCTCCACCAGTCCGCTCGGGCCACGATCATCTGGGGCGACTGTCGTGACCCGGAGGTCATCGCCCAGGCGCCGGACTGGTACGGGCTGCTCGCCACCGACCCGCCCTATGGCATCGCCTACAACTCCAACCGCAGCCAACGGTTCACCGAGATTCCCGGAGACGACGGCACCGTCGACTGGCCCGGAGTGCTCGCCAAATGGGTTGGCCCTGAAGGCACCTTCAATGGAGGCCTGGCCCCGTCCCGTCACGTTTACGTCTTCGGCTACACGCCGACGGACCTCACAGGACCGCTGCGCTTGGGCGGTACCGCCGATCTCGTGTGGGACAAGGTCGACCTCGGTAGCGGGAATCTGACCGCAGCGTGGAGCCCGAGCCACGAACGGATCACCTTCGGTGTCCACGTAAAGCGGGCCAGCGACCGACAAAAGGGCGCCGGGAACCTGTCGGCCCGCCTGCGCCGTGGATCGATCCTGCGCTATCAGCGGCCAGGCCGGGGCAGCGCCCGCCACTCGAATGAGAAGCCGGTGCCCTTGATGGCCGAACTCATCGAGTCGTCGACAGTGATGGGCGACCTCGTCGTCGACCCGTGCGCCGGATCCGGCAGCACCGGTGTAGCCGCAGTCCTCGAAGGCCGCCGCGCCTTCCTGGTGGAAATCAACCGGGCCAATGCCGAACTCGCAGTCCAACGCGTCAAGGCCGCAGAACACATCGCCGACCTCATCGACGCCACCTAGCCCGCCGGGCCGTCGGATGCCACCGGCCCACGACCCGGCGATCCACCTAAGGCCGCCCCGCCGGCGGGAATTCGGCGGGGCGCCCCACCAGCATCCCAGGGAGAACCCCATGAGCGCCTTCCGTGAACTCACCCTCACCTGCGGGGCCGACGGCTCCAAGACGTACACCATCGACCACGCTACGGAGATCGTCCCCGGCCTCCTCGTCTACCGCATCCCCGAGGGCATGCACCCCAGCAGCCCCCACCGCTGGCGCATCGGCCACCACAGCGGCCTGTCCGTCGCCGACGCCATGCTCCGCGAAGACGCCGTCGCCGGAGCCGAACTCCTCGGCACCGTCGCCGACTGGACCCAGGACGCCGCAGCCCTCAAGGCCAGCATCGACGCGACGGACCTGTTCGTGAAGCTCAGCTACAAGTACTGCATCGCCCCCGCCAGCGAACCGCTCGGCCCCAGTGCGGATGCCAGCAGCAACGGCCGGTACACCGACGAGCAGCTGCAGCGGACAGCCGCCGAGTTCAAGGCCGACGGCTACAACGCCCTTGAAATCCTCGTCGCCATGTCCGGGCGCATCCCCTGGTGCGGCCTCGACACCGACGAGTTCAACGAAGCGCACAACCGCATCGCGGAACTCGCCGAAGCCGCCTGACCCACCCCAAGACGGCCGTCGAGCGCACCTCCCCCCAGCGCTCCGGCCAGCTGGAGCCGCCGCTTCGCACCCCCCAGGCGGGGCGGCGGCTTCCGCACCACGACATTCGAAAGGCAGCCACATGAGCACCACGCCACTCACCATCACCCCCGAAACCGCCCGCCACGTCCTGTGGATGTTCGGCCACCCCGGCGGCCAGCAGCCCGGCCGGTTCACCCAGCACCTCGCCGCGGCCATCGAGTGCGCCGACTGCAAGCACGCCGCCATCCTCGCCGAGGCGTTCCCCGACCTGGCCGGCGCGATCCTCCTCGCCAAGCACCACGAGGACGGCATCCAGCAGCTGAAGGACATGGTCGCCCCGCGGTGCACCCGGTGCACCGACACCGACGGCCCGTTCACCTCGGACGGACTGTGCGAGCCGTGCGCCCGGCCCGTGCCGCTCGGCGGTGTCATGTGAGCGCCGCCGTCGAGGAGACCGTCGTGCCGGGGATGTACGACATCCCCGCCGAGCTCTACCACAGCGACCCCATCCCCGGCGGCAGCCTCTCCTCCACCGGGGCCCGCACCCTGGTCAACCAGTGCCCGGCCCGGTTCCACTACGACCTCACCCACCCGCAGCCGTACAAGGCGGTCTTCGACTTCGGCACCGCCGCCCACAAGCTCGTCCTCGGCGACGGGCCCGAGCTCGTCCTGGTCGACGAGGCCCGGTGGGACACGAACGCCACCAAAGCCCGGCTGGCGGGCATACGGGCGGCCGGGGACATCCCGCTCAAGCGGGCCGACCTCCAGCGCGTCCACGACATGGCCACCGCCCTCAGCGAGGACCCCGAGGCGGCCGACCTCCTCGCCCCCGGCAGCGGGGTCGCCGAGCAGTCCCTGTTCTGGGAGATCGGCGGCGTCTGGTGCCGGGCCCGGGTCGACTTCCTGCGCGACGACCAGCTCGTCGACTACAAGACCTGCCGCTCCGCCCACCCCGACGCCATCCAGAAGGCCATCCAGGAGCACGGCTATCACGTCCAAGAGGACTGGTACCGCCGCGGCGCCGCAGCCCTCGGCCTGGTCGACGAGCAGGCCCCGTTCCCCTTCATCTTCCAGGAGAAAGACCCGCCCTACCTGGTGACCGTCGTCCGCCTCGACCTGTGGCGCGACATCGCCCACCAGCTCAGCGAGCGCGCCCTGTTCATCTACAACACCTGCCGCACCTCCGGCCACTGGCCGGCGTACACGACCGAGACCGCGCTCATCTCACCGCCCGCCTGGCTTGAGCGCCAGTACACCTAGGAGACCCGCCGTGACCCTGCCCCCTCCCGTCCGCACCGGACGCCCGCCGCAGCAGTCGAACGATGAGTACGAGGACGGACCGTTCACCTTCCGCCCGGCTACCAAGGACGGCTTCACCGCCACCGTCGCCCTCCAGGGCCCCTCCGGGTCCGGCAAGACGTGGACCGGACTGCGCATCGCCAGCGGCCTCGCCGAAGGCCAGCGGTTCGCCGTCATCGACACCGAGCGCGGCGCCGCAGCCCTGTACGTCAACGACCTCGACGTCACCTTCGACACCCTGCCCATGCACCGCTACGACCCGCGTGATCTCCAGAAGGCCCTGGCCGCCGCAGCCAAGGCCGGATACCCGGTCGTGATGGTCGACTCCCTCAGCCACTACTGGAAGGGCGCCGACGGCACCCTCGACCAGGTCGAGAAGGCCAAGTCCAAGTACGGCGGCAACAAGTTCGCCGGCTGGAAGGACGGCACCCCGATCCAGAACGAAATGATCGAAGCGCTCATGACCTACCCCGGGCACGTGGTCGTCACGATGCGGTCCTACGTCCACTGGGTCCTCGAAGGCGGGGCGCCGGTCAACATGGGGATGCGCGCCGAGCAGCGCAAGGGCATCGAGTTCGAGTTCGGTGTCGCGGCCGAGATGGACAAGGACAACCGGCTCCGGTTCATCAAGTCCCGATGCCCCGCGTTCAGGGGCCTGTTCCTCAACCAGCCGGACGGCGCCCGCGACATCGCCAAGCCCTATCTGGACTGGCTGCGCGACGGAGCCAAGGACGTCGACAGGGACGCCTGGATCCGCCGCGCCAACGCCGACGACGCCACCCCCGACAGCCTGCTAGCCCTCTACCGGGAGCTCGAAGCTGCCAGCGCGCTGGCTACGCCGTACACGCACCCGAAGACGCAGCAGGCCACCAACCTCGGCGCCTATATCCGCGAGCGCGGCACCGCACTCAAGAACGCCAGCTAACCCGCTTTTCGGGAGCCGCCGCGGCCCGAACCTGCGGCGGCTCCCGGACTCCATGAAAGCTCCGCGTCACATTTCACGCCAGCCCCCACATAACCCAGGTGTCCCATTCATCTCCGAAAGGAGCCTGCCATGACCCGCCTCTCTGTCGCCGAGCGTCTCGCCGCCACGGACAAGAACGCACTCCTCGCCGACATAGTCCAGCAGTCCCAGTGGTCGCTCTTCCTCGTCGAGCAGGCCGTCCTCATCTTCGGCAGCGAGAACAAGGAGTTCAGCTGCAACGACCTGCGCGACGTCCTCCCCGACATGGGCCACGGCTACCTAGGCGCCGCCATCAACGGGCTCCGGAATGCCGGGGTCATCGAGCACACCGGCGCCATGGTCCCGTCCACCTCCGGCCCCACCCACGGACACCGCCTCAGCGTCTGGAAGTTGACCGCCAAGGGCCACGCCATCGCCGCCCAGCGCGCCGCACGGACGGAGAAAGCCGCATGACCGCCGCGACCCGCATCGGTGGCGACCGCGCCTACATCCACGCCTCCACCACCCGCACCTACGAGGACGACCTCGACCTCATCGCGATCGAGTACGCGCTCAACGGCGAACCGGTACAGCTGACCGTCCCCGAGAAGATCCGCGCCGCCCAGATCCTCGACGGCCGCGGCCTCGACTTCTCCGCGATCGGCAGGCGTGTCGGCTCCGACCGCAACACCGTCGCCGGCTGGAAAGCCCACGGCTGGCAGCCCCCGCCCGTCGACACGGACCCGCTGCCGATCGACATCGGCCGCTCCCAGCACGGGCGCTGCGGCTACACCAAGGGCTGCCGCTGCCGAGCCTGCAAGGACGGCGCCAAGGAAGCCAGCCGCCAACAGCGCGCCAAGGCCAGGGCGAAGCGGCAAGCCGCCGCCTGACCGCACGACAAAGCCCCGCGGTGAACGCCGCGGGGTCCGGAGGAGGAGGGGATATGCAGTCAGTCGTCCTGAGTGGCCAGCCGGCGCTGAATGGCCTGCTTCTTGCGCCAGGCGTTGACGCGCGAGTGGACGTGACGGCGAATGTCGTCGGCGCGCGACGTGCCCTCTTCCGCGCACAGCTGCCCGTAGGCCTCCCACATCTCGTCATCGATGCGGACCATGCGGCCGGGCGTCCCCTTCGTCGTCATGTCGACAGCGTAGCTGACTGGGCACTGACTACACACCTCCCGCGCTCTAATCGTGTTGCTGATGTATTGCGGGTGACTACACACCCTGCGGTACTCTCGAAGCACGCCGACGCGAAAGCTGGCGACCACACGGGCCTGGTTCCGTGCGCCCACTCGGCCCCCATATCCGCCTCCACCCAGGGGGATTCCTTGACTGCATTCCAGCCGCCCCTCTCCAACGGTCTCCGTCTCCTCGCCGCCTTCTGCGGTGTCGGTGGATGCACCCGCGGCTACCAGCGGGCCGGCTTCCACGTCACCGGCATTGACCTCGCCGACCAGCCCCGCTACTGCGGGGACGAGTTCATCCAGGGTGACGCCATCGAGTACATCCGCGCCCACGGCCACGAGTACGACCTCATCCACGCCGGACCCCCGTGCCAGCACGACTGCACCCTTACCGCGGGCACCAATGCCGGGAAGTTCGAGTACCCCGACCTGCTGGAGCCGACGAGGGACGCCCTCGAATCCGCCGGCCGCCCCTACGCCATCGAGCAGCCGCCCGGCAAGGCGGCGAAGCGGATGCGCGTCGACATCAAGCTCTGCGGCGAAATGTTCGGCCTCGGCGTGCTACGCCACCGCAACTTCGAGCTCGGCGGATGGTCGATGCCGCAACCCAAGCACCTCAAGCACCGCGGCCGGGTCGCCGGCATGCGGCACGGCCAGTGGTTCACCGGCCCGTACTTCGCCGTCTACGGCGAGGGCGGCGGCAAGGGAACGATCGCCGACTGGCAGCAGGCCATGGGCATCGACTGGACCGACGTCCGCAAAGAGATCGCCGAGGCGATCCCGCCCGCCTACGCCGAGGCGATCGGGGTTCACGCAGCCCGCGTCCTCAGCACGCAGCGAGCCGCGGCATGAGTCACCTCCACGTCGTCCGCGACGACCCACCCGTGCCCCACGAAGTCACCGCTACGTCCGGCTGGCCACCCATCGCAATTCCCGGCAGGCCCGGCTGGTGGCGCCACTGCATCGACGGGCAGCAAGTCGACCTCCCGCACAACTGCCCCAGCGCTCCCGAGTAGCCGCTCCGCGAGACCGGTTCCGGCCGGCCCGCTCCCCGCCTTATCCGTACCGCCAGGAAGAAGATCCCGTGAGCAACGAGGCAGTGCACTGGGCCATGGACCGTGCGCCCATGCTGCGCACCGAGAAGGGCAAGCCCGACACCACGTCGCGCCACGTCCTCCAGGCGCTTGCCGAGCATGCCCACAAGGACGGCTCCAACGCGCACCCCTCGGTGCTGAGGATCCAGTACCGCACTGGCTACGACCGGCGCACCGTGCAGCGCGCCCTGCGACGGCTGGAGGACGCGAAGCTCATCAGTCGCAGCGGCATGGTGCAGGACCGGATCAAGTGGCAGTTGTCGATGAGCTTGACCCGGCCAGCGTCGGACTGGGAGGAGATCGAGCGGGCCGAGGAGGCAGAGCGGGAGGCCACTGCGGCTCGTGTTCGCAAGCACCGCCAGGCCAAGCGCGTAACGAATTCTACGTCCGTTACCGAGAGCGATGTAACGGATTCTGCGTCCGTTAGTAACGCACTTGAACTGCGTTACGTAACGGATTCTACGTCCGTATGTAACGCACGCAGTGCCGCCCTAACCACCAACCAACCGTCAGCTCAACCACCAGTAACCAAAGACTCTTCTTCGCCTGCGGCTCAGACCGACGCCCCGGCTCCTCCCGTTGCTGCCATCTCCCCGGCGCTCGCCAAGGGCGGCCCGCAGCAGGATCACCACCTCGAAGCCTTCGGCGCCTTCTGGCTGACGTACCCGAAGAAGAAGTCCCGCGAGGAAGCCAAGAAGGCGTGGGTCGCCGCCATCGAGCGCGGAGCCGACCCGCAGCACATCGTCGACGCCGCCCAGGGCTACGCCAGAGAGCGGGCCGGCGAGGACCCCAAGTTCACGAAGCACCCGGCGACCTGGCTGAACAAGGGCTGCTACGACGACGAGCCCGACACCCCCGGCAAGCCCCAGCTGCGAGCCGTGTCCGGTGACGGCTACCGGCCCTTCCAGCTGCCCAAGAACGTCGACTACTCGAAGGGATTCTGACCATGCCCGACCCCCAGACCCTCGGAGGCGAAGCGGTCACCCGCCGCTTCCAACGCATCCTCGAAGCCCGCGGCCTCGACCACGTCGAACCCGGCCCCATCGACGACGAGCCCGAGCCGGCCGAGCCCGGCCACCCCGAGTACCACCGCAAGCGGCGCGCCGACTGGGCCCTCAAGCGCTGGGCCACCGCCACCCCGTACCGCTACCAGACGGCGACCGCCACCCACCCCGACGTCATCGCCTGGGCCGACCGGGCGGCAACCACCCCGAAGGCGGCCGGGTTCCTGCTGCTCACCGGCCCGTTCGGCACCGGCAAGACGCACGAGGCTTACGGGGCGCTGCGCCGGATCGCCGACGCCGGGCCGGAGCGGTATGAGGTCATCGCCCTCACCGCCCCCGACATGTACGCCCTGCTCCGCCCCAAGGGCAGCGACAACGGGCCCGAGTACGAAGTGAAGCGGCTCATGCGCGCCCCGCTGCTGCTCATCGACGACCTCGGCACCGAGAAGATCAGCGAGTTCACCGAGGAAGCCACGTACCGGCTGCTGAACGCCCGGTACAACGAATGCTGCCCGCTGATCATCACCAGCAACCTGCCGACCCAGTGCGCAGACGGGCCGGACCTCGTCGACAAGCTCGGCGAACGGATCACCTCCCGCCTCTCCCAGATGACGACCGTCGTCGAGATCAACGGCCGCGACCGCCGACGCGAGGCGTCGTGATGGACGTCGACTCGGATGACGTGAAGGCGATGCGCGCCGAGAACGGCGGCGCGGACTTCCGGGCGTTCATGCGACAGCAGATCACCAATGGCAAAGCCCGCCGCGAGAAGCCCGCCCCCGTCAAGCCGCCCCCGCCGCCCGGTCACCGGCCTGGTGCCTGGCCGGTCGGCACCCGGCCCCCGGACCCGCCACCCACGCACCCGCCCGGCCTGTGGATAGCCGCCCTTGACCGGCTCCGGGCTGGCACCCAGGACAACAGCCCCTGCGAATGCGGCACCTGCACACCCGACGACGACACCGAGGAGAACCAGTGACACTCACCGACGACTTGAACCGCATCGGCGTCGACATGACGCAGCGCCGACTGGCTGCCGCCGAGGCCGTGGCCTGGCAGGCGCTGAACATGACGCCGTACACCAACGAGACCGCTGCCGAGTTTGCTAGCCGGATCCGGTTCTTCGCCGAGCGGCATCACCCCGAGATGGTCAAGCGGTTCGAGCACTCCCGGCAGGAGATCCTGCCGCGTGCCGAGGACTGCGGATGCGACCCCGACGGTGACGGATGGGGTGACGATCACTGCGAGTCCGACGAGGGCGGCGAGTACCTGTGCGCCCGCCAGCGCCTCGGCTTCGTCTGCGCCGCGTGCGTGAACGAGGACGATGACGGACCCGGCTGGCGGTCCGACCGGTACGAGTGGCCGTGCCCGACCGTGATCACGCTCGACCGCGAGCAGGTGGCGTCATGAACCGTCACTCCCAGGCCCCGATGCCGGATTCGCTGCGGCACATGATGCGCGCCGGCCAGCACCCCGCCCGCGCCCACGCCTGCCCCCACTGCGGCGCCCACCCCCACCAGCCCTGCCACCTCCGCACCAACGGCAAGCACGTCCAACCCCACCCCCAGCGCATGGCCACCTGGGCGCAAACCACCGCTTGCTGCCCCACCTGCCAGGTCGAACCGACCATCCCCTGCCACCGCGACGGGCGTGCTCTCCCCGGCGGCACCGTCCACGCCGAGCGGTACACCGAAACCGAAAGGACAGCCGCATGAGCAACTCCCCGATGCAGGTCGAGTACCTGTACGAGCTGTGGGACGCCAACTGGGACGACGGCCCGCTCGGCAACTACCAGATCCTCCGCCACGAGATCACGAAGAAGACGCCGAAGCGGATCTACTTCGTGTGGAACGGGCACGCCGGGTTTGTTGACCGTCAGCGCATCGAAGCTGACGGCGAGTTCCGCCACGGCTACACCCGGCGCCTCCTGCACCTGGCGCCCCCGGAGATCCCCGGCCAGCCGAAGCCGCCCTCCCTGTTGGAGCTGAAAGCGGCCATGGCCGCCGCTCACCCGGATCGCGGCGGCACTGACGCCGAGTTCATCGCTGCCCGCACCCGCTACGAGCACGCCCGCGCCAAGGAGGCCGCCGCATGAAGATCCGCGCCGACATCGCCGCCCTGGTTCGCGCCGGACACTCCGACGCCTCGATCGCCCGCCGCCTCAACTGCGGCCGGGGCACCGTCAACCGCGTCCGGCACGCCCTGCGCCTGCCGTCCACAGACGCCCTGGGCCGCCTCTACGCCGAAGCCGTCCCCACCGGCCAAATCCGCGACTACAAGCCCGCCCGCATGCCCATGTCGCCCGCCCAGCAAGCCGCCAACCGGGCCGCGCTCCTCGCCGGGCTCCGCACCCCCGCACGTTGACCCGCGACCCAGGCCCTGCCTGACGCCCCACCACCCCGAACCCGCACGCACTGCGACCAAGGAGACCCGCATGAACGCCCAGACCACCACCCGGAAGCGCGCCAACTGCCCGACCTGTGGACTCGACTTCCGACTCACCAAGAGCGGCACGATGTTCCGCCACGTCGGGATGACGCCCGCCGGGTTCTCCACCGGCGAGACCTGCCCCGGCGCTGGTAAGGCCCCGGTCGTGACCTACCGCATCGAGTTCGGCCTGCTCGGCGCCTCGCGTCCTGTACCGCCGCTGGTGGTGACGACCGACGACATCAACGTCCTCCAGCGTGCCGTCGTCGCCCACGCTCGGCCGCACATGGAGCCCGTGCTCGCCGAGCTGGGCCGCCCCGAGTACGCCGACTGCATGTTCCAGACCAACCCCGACCGGACCAAGGGCCAGTTCCTGTGGCTCGACGTGATGACCGGCGAGGGCGCGCGCTTCCTCCCCGCCCGGATCAACACCGCCCCGTGACGCAGGCGAGCCGTGCCGGGGCGTATCCGGCACGGCTCAGCCCCCACCCCACCACACAACCCGAAGGAGAACCACATGAGCACCACGACCATCTCCACCTCGGCCGGACCAGTCACCGTAGACATCACCGAGCCCGTCCCGGGGCTGCACGTCTACGAGGTGCCCGCCGACGTCAGTACGGCTTCCCCGTACCGCTGGATCCTCGCGCACCACGACGGTCCGGCACTGGCCTCGTTCGCCAGCGAGGATGCCGCCGGATCTGCCGCCGAGAAGGTGGGCTCGCTCGTCGACTGGACGCGCAACGCGATCACGACCGCCAGCCAGTTCGGGCCGTCCGGCCTGAAGAGCCTCACTGCCCTGCTCGTCGACCTCGGCGGCCAGCACCCCAACGCCTGACTGTCTGCCCCCTGTGGCCGCCCCGCTCGAATCGGGGCGGCCACCCCGCCAGCAGATCACGAGCCCGAAGGAGAACCACCGTGCTGACCCCAGACCAGTGGAAGACGATCACCGGCCTTGTCGAGTGGCTGGACCGGCAGAACGGCCGCAACCAGCACGAGATCAGCATGCGCCTGCTGAAACTCGTCGAGGAGGCGGGCGAGGCCGCCCAGGCGTACATCGGCATGCAGGGCCAGAACCCGCGCAAGGGTGTGACGCACAGCCGTGCCGATGTCGAGGACGAACTGTGCGACGTGATCGTCACCGCTGCCGTGGCCCTCGCGTCGATCACCTATGCAGAGCCGAGCCGCATCCTCGACGCGAAGCTCGCCAAGATCGCCGCCCGAGCGAAGGCGACCGCCTGATGGCCCGCCACCTGCGCGCCCGAGACATCGACGCCGTGCTCGCCTACGGCGGCTACGAACCGTCCGAGTTCATCGACGGCGACTGGGACCCCGGCTACCGCACCGCCCAGGACGGCCGCCGCCAGGTCAACGTCTTCCACGACGGGCCCGGCGAACAGGACGCCCTGAAGCGGTACCGGCTCGCACTCCAGACGGCCGGCTACTGCGTGATCCCCGACCAGATGGACCGCGGCGGCCGACGCCGACTGCACATCACCCGCCCCTGACCCGAAGGAGAACCACCGTGCGCAAGATCCCGACCCTGTTCGTCCGAGACTTCGACGCCCGCCCGGCCCTCGTTCTGCCCGAAGTCACCTCCGGCTGCGAGTGGGTGATCGCCGGGGAGGGCAAGGCCACCCGCAAGTGGGACGGCACCTGCGTGATGCTCGACGCGTCCGGCGAATGGTGGGCCCGTCGCGAGGTGAAGCCCGGCAAGACTCCGCCTCCCCGGTTCGCGCAGATCTCCTTCGACCCGGAGACCGGCAAGGCCGTCGGGTGGGAGCCCATGGCGCAGTCGAGCTACGCCAAGATCCACGCCGAAGCTGCGGGAATCCACCACAACTGGCCGCACGGAACCTACGAACTCTGCGGCCCGAAGATCAACGGCAATCCCGAGGGACTTGAGCGGCACACGCTTATCCGGCACGCCACCGCTGAGCAGCTTGACCCCGACTTCGACGAGCGCACCTTCGAAGGCGTCGCCGACTTCCTCCGCCGACACCAGTGGGAAGGGCTCGTCTTTCACCACCCCGACGGGCGCATGGCGAAGATCAAGGCGCGGGACTTCGCCCCCACCAAGGCCCAGCGATGACCGACACGCTCGCCGGCGCTGTCCAGCCGCCGCTGTGGCCCGACGACTGGGCGACCGAGCCGTGCGACACCGCGGACGCGGACGAGCGGGCGTTCCTCGACCTCCACGGCCCGCAGCAGGCGATAACCGGCGACTACGGGTCCAGCCCCAGCCGGGGACGCCGGTGGGCCGACTGGGCGCGCGGAGCCGAAACGGTCGATGTGGTCGGGGGGTGGCTGTGATGCCGCGCGTCCTCGACGGCCGACTCAGCCCCGGCCAGCTGACCGCGCTCCGGCTGGCCGCGAACGGTCACACCAGCAAGCAGATCGCCAGCCGTGTCGGCGTGACGGAAGCGGCCATCCACCTCCGGCTGACGCTGGCGGCCCGGTCGCTGGGGGCTGCATCGAGGACCCAAGCGGTGGCGGTGGCGCTGCGGTTGGGGCTGATCGACCTCGACGACATCCGCGTCCCCGAACGGTGGAGCGGGGCGGGCGACACCCGAGAAGGGCCCTCAGTGCCCGCCTCCCGCCCGAATTCGGCTCGTGGGTCCCTGGAGACCTCCGGGCTCCAGAGCGGCGCTCAGAGCCCAGAATCCTCGATCCGCCAGAGCAGTTGACCGAAGGAACCGAAATGACCGACCAGCCCATCGAGCACTGCGGAGAACTGCCGCCCGGACTCGGCCTCAACGGGGCCATCCCCTCCGGGGAATGCGTCCTGCGCCCCGGCCACTCCGGCAGCCACGCCACCGACACCGGCATGCGCTGGTGGCGAACAACGCCGAACAACCCCGCGACCGGCGGGGATGCGGCGGACAACTGCTGCGCCTGCGGCAAGGGGCCCGTCGTCTACCGCAACTACCGCGAGCAGCCCTTCTGCGGCCACTGCGCCAACTGCGCCTGCGGGGCGAACCCGTGCAGCAAGCCCGCGACGACGGACGACCTGCGCGACCAGTACGCGGCGGCGATCTACGAGCGCAACAACCCCACCCGCCGATGGGCTGACGCCCACCCCGACGACCTGCTCGCCTACGCAGGCGACGCCGACGCCATCCTCGCCGTCCGCGACACCCGCGTCGAGGAACTCACCGCCCGCGCCGAGCAGGCCGAGCGCCGCCTCGACCTCGCCCACCAGGCCCGGCGCGCCAAGGAGCACCAGCTCGACGGGATCCGCCGCGCCCTCTGCGACACCGGGGCCATGCGGGACGACGACCCGTACAGCCACGCCGACCTCGAAGACGTCATCCGGCAAGCGGCAGCGGCGGACCTGAAGCCCGCCCTCTCCGACCCGCAGGAGCAGCCGTGAACGTCACCCGAGTCCGCACCGAGGGCGGCAGCCACATCGAACCGCCGCTCGACCCCGCCTGGTCCGAGCTCACCAGGCTCGCCTGGCACGCGGCTGTCGTCACCCACGACACCGGCCTCCGGATCGCCATCCACCCCGGCCGGTACAAGGTCAACGGCGAAAGCGTGCCCGGCTTCTACAACCTCGTCGTCGGCTCCAGCAGCTCCGGCCCGCACACGTTCCGCAGCGCCTGGGACTACCTCAACGGCGTCGACACCGGAGCCCGCCAAACACGCCGCCGCCCCACCGCCTGAGCCCGCCCCGCAAGGAGTACGCCGTGATCGAAGCCGCCCCGCAGTCCTGGCCCTGCCCCCTGTGTGACCGCCCTTGCAACGGCCCCGTGCACGAGGGCTGCCAAGCGAAGCTCGACGAGAACCTGGCCGCCCTGCCCGCCCTCTACGTCGAGCTCGAAGACGCCCTGTACCCCGGCCGGCGAGGCGGCGAAGGGCGCACCGGCACCCGCACCGCACCCATCCCTTGCAACCTCGACGCCCTAGACCTCCGCGCCCACGGTGGCATCGAAGGCATCCTCGGCAGCTGGGAAGACGACGTGCGATCCATCCTCGGCTGGGACCTGCGCCCCTTCCGCGGCAGCACCCAGCAGACCGTCATCGGATGCGTTGCGTTCCTCCGCCTCCAACTGCCGTGGATCGTCACCGAGCACCCGGCCGCGCGAGAATTCAGCGACGAATTGCGACAGATAGCCGGCCAGGCCAGGCGGCTCGTCACCGGGGAAGCCCCGCCCCGCCGGGTCACCGTCGCCTGCCCCTGCGGCGGCACCATGCGCGTCACCCTCGACACCCCCGGCGCCCGCTGCCCCAGCTGCTCAACCCAGTACGGGCATACGGAAGTGCTCCAGCTCCCGGCGGCCGAACGGCGGGTCGCAGCATGACCGGCCACGAGCACATCCCGCCGACCAGCGACCGCATCCCCATCGTCACCGGCACCGACGACGTCGAGCGGCTCGCCGGGGTCGTCGACGAGGAAGCGGACGCGATCGACTGCCGGTCCATCCTGCGCACCCGATGACGAAGCCCCCACCTGCGACGGCAGGTGGGGGCTTCTTTGCGTGCGGGCTACGACGTGGGCGTCAGCGCGTCGTCGAGGTACGCCTGCACCGGCGCGAACAGGCCCCACGGCACCAGCCCCGGGATGTCCCCGTGAGCCACCCACGCGACCTCGGCCAGCTCCTCGGCGTCCGCCACCCGGGCCTCACCGGCGACGACTTCGCAGGCGACGTAGGTCATGTGCCGGCCAGTCTGCGGGTGCACCCGGTCGCCGAGAACGCGGACCGCCTTGACGTCGAGCCCGACCTCCTCGGCCACCTCCCGCACCGCGGCCTCCTCCGGCGTCTCGTCGCCCTCGATGCCGCCGCCGGGGAACGCCCACAGCAGCTTCCCCTCCTGCTCCCGGCGCCGGATCATCAGCACCAGCCCGTCCCGGACGATGATCGCCATGGAGATGGGCTGCTGCTTGTCGGTCGTGTTGGTCACGCCAGTACCTCCAGGATGGGCGGATAGATCTGCTCGGTCGGAATGAAGCGGGGCAGGTCGGCGATCGGCACCCAGGTGACGGCGTCGTTTTCCCGGTCGTCGCGGTTCGTCGCCTCGCCCATCAGGTACTCGGCGAACTGGTACTCGGCCAGCACGCCCGTGACGGGGTGAACCCGGCTGCCGAGATGGCGGCGGACCGCGCACCGCACGCCGGTCTCCGCGTGCGTCTCCTCGACAGCGACCGCGGCGGGGGTACGGCCCGGCTTCACCATGCCCGCCGGGAACTGCCACGACAGGGCGTCCTCGCCGCGCCGGCAGACGAGGAGCACTTCATCTCCGCGCCGCACCACGGCGATCGCCACCCGCAGGGCCTGTGCCTGAATAACTGGCGCAGGCGGGCGGACCAGCAGGTTGAACCGTGTTCGCACGCTCTCCTCGGCCCCTTCGTAGGCAACATCAAGAATCTGCTGCATGTGAGGGCGGGAGATCTTCCCGTCAGGGGCGGCGTGCCACTTGCCGACCGTCCGCGGCGACACCCCGAGGCGAGCCGCGAACTGCTCCTGCGTCAACCGATACGCCTGCTGAAGCGCGACAGCTCGACGCCCGGTCCATGCGTTAATGACTTCCACTATCCAGCCCCGGTCGGGTCGTTGGCGGAGAGGTACTGACATGGTGCTGGCCCGCTGCCGTGAACGTGCCAGCGCGGGCCAAAGAGACGGAGTCGGTACTGATGGCGCTCATGGTGCGGTAGGTCGGCTGGGCTCAGGCTCGAAGGCATGAAGAAGAGCCATTCACCGTGCGGCACGGGAGATCTGTTCCGCCCGCGATCCGGTTACGCCGAGCAGCTTGCCGACCTCGCTCCAGGAGCGCCCATCGTGCAGGCGGTTCGCGATTGCGGCCTTGAGCTGCTTCATGTCCGTGTCGAACCGCTCTTCGAGATCCTTGATCGCCTTGTACTGCTCCGGGTCGGGCTTCTCCTTGAGGGCGCCGACCAGGGCGGCGTAGGCGGTGTCCAGGGTCTCGGTCATGCCCTGAGGGTAGGGCGGATTCAGCCCATCGACAAGCAGTGCTTGACGCCGAGTGCGGAGAGTCCTACTGTCATCACCAACGCCACTTCAAGCGCCGCTTGGAGGAGCGCAGTCGTCCACTCCTACCGGACCCAGTCCGCGGACGGCATCACACAACAGAAAACGGGCCGGGCGCTTGCGACTCCTACATCGCGCACGCACCGACCCGCCAACCAACAGGCACCTGCTAGGGAGAACCTGATGGCCACCGCATACCTTACGTCGGCACCCACGAGTCCCGACGCCCCGGCCTCCATGTCGCCGGCCGACTCCGCCGCTCACGCCGCCGCGTCCCACGTCCGTCCCACCCAGTCCCGCCGCCTGGTCGCCGCTGGCGTGAAGCGCGGCACCGAGCCCCTGACGACGATCGCCGTCGAGGCCCTGCACCGGCTGGAGCTGGCGTTCGCCGAGCAGACCGTCGCGAACTTCGACAACCACGGCTCCCTCTGGGGCTTCTCGACCACCGAGGAGACCGAGGCGGAGATCGCCGAGTCGCTCGCCGAGGGCGCCACCGTCGAGGAGTGGGAGATCACCGACCGCACCGGCCAGCCGCTGCGCGTCGTGCGCGTCGCCCACCCGAAGTGGGGCAACGACATCCGCGTCACGTCCTCCTGGCCCACCGCCCCGCGTCGCGCCCACCACCTCCTCAGCCGGTGACCGCGGTGACCACCGAGGAGGCCGCGCACGCCGCCCTGGCTGAGCAGGTTGCCCGCTCCCAGGAAGCCGCCCGCGCCGCCCAGCAGGCTGCCGAGCATGCCGAGTGGCTGCGCCAAGCCGCTGAAGCGCAGCGCCGCTAACCCCAGACCGCCGCGGGCGAGGTGTCCACCCCCGCCCCTCGCCCGCGGCTCTCCACCCCATCCGCATGACCACCGGAAGGCACAGCCATGCCCGAGACCACCCAGCCCGCCTGGCCCGAAGGTCTCACCGCCCGGTACCTCACTGTCGGCGGCTCAACCGTCGGGGTGTGGGACGCCGACGAATGGTCCCCGGTCCGAGCCCTCTGCTCAGGCTGCATCGCGTCGAACCGCGACGGCGGGCCCGGCAGCAGCGACCCCCACCGATGGGCCCAGTCCCACGCCGAGACATGCCGGGCCATGCCCCGCCCCACCGCCTGACCCCCACCCGATCCGAGCCTGACCACCCGAAGGGCGCTGCCATGACCGAGATTGAGCCTCAGGGCACCCACCACTTCGTCCTCACCACGGAGAAGGCCCAGCCCGACGGGACCACTGCCGTCTTCACCTGGTCGGGCCACCTGACGCCCCCGGCCGCCGCCACGCGCTACGACGTCTACGTGTGGCTCACCGCCCAGCACGAAGCCCGGCAGCCCCTCATCGCCGGCGGCCACACCACCTTCTTCTCCCTTGAGCGCAACCAGCTCTGACCCACCCCCACCCGGATTGACCACCCGAAAGGCCACACCATGTCTCTTCGCCTGATCGTTTCCGCCCCGTCCGCCCAGCCGTCGACTGACGCCGCGTACCGGGCCGACCTGGTCACCCGGTACGCGTCGGCCGTGGACCCGTTCGTACAGCTGGCGATCTTCGCCGAGGCCATCCGCTACGACGAGCACAACCCGGGCCCCTACCCGCTTGCCGACGAGCTGTACGGCGCCCGCCTCGGTGACGTCGCCTGATGGCCGCCCTGCTGCTGGCGATCGTCGTCGCCGGAATCGGCCTCGCACTCGTGACGGCCGCCCGAAAGTCGCTGATGGCCCGCTCCGAGCCCGCCGCCCGCCCGTGCTGCGCACCGTGCCCCCACGCCTGCCAGCAGAAGCACTCCTGAGAGGAGGGGCCATGCACATCGTTCGTCACATCCGCCGCCTGAATGTGTTCGCCGTCGTCGAGACGCTGCTCACCCTGGCCGCCCTGGTCCTGGTCGCCGTCACCGTCGGCGGGCAGCTGGGGCAGATGCTCGGCCTGCACGGCCCGGCCGCCTCGGTCGCCGGCTGGTCCATCGCCCTCGTGTACGACGCCTTGTGGATCGGCGCCCTGCGCATGTCTGAGGTGGCGATCCGGCAGCGGTCGAAGGTGGGCATCGGCGTGATGCTCGGCCTGTCAGCCGTAGCGGTCGGCGTCTCCACTGCCACCCTGCTGATCCTCGGCCACGCCCAGGTGTTTGCCGGCGTTCCCATCGCCGCCGCACTGTTCATGGGCCTGCGGCTGTTCGTCGGCAACGTGCTCGCCGACCCGGCGACCGCCGCCCGGATCGCCGAGCAGTCCGCAGCCGACCGGAACGCCCGAGCCCTGGCCGCAGCTGACGCCCGGCACTTGAGGTCCGGGGCGACGACCGACGTGGTCACCGAGACCGCCGAGCACCTCGCCGAGATGCAGCGGCAGATCGCCCGCGCCAAGGTTCTCACCGCGGCGCAGGCAGAGATCGACAAGGCCCGCGCGCAGGCCGAGAAGGTGCTCGCGGACGCCGACAAGAAGCACGGAGAGGCCGCCCGAGCCTTCATGGGGCGCGACCTGGCGGTCGTCGGGTCACGGCCTGCGGTCACAGCCGGTGGTCACACCGTGGTCACACAGGCCAGGCCGGAAATCGAGCCCGTGACCATCCCGCCCGTGACTCGTGTCGAAACGGACACGATCGAGGGTGACGGACAGGCGCCGATAGAGGGCGCCGTGGCGCTCAACGAACTCGCCGATGTAGCCGGTGTCGAACTACCCCTCCCGGGGGTGACGCTCTCCGACGAACAGCTCGCCGTCGTTCTGCGGTGGCTGCGCTACAGCATGGAGCCGCCCCGCTCCTACCGGCAGGCGCAGAAGGAATTCCGTGCGGCTGGCTTCACGGCCCGCGAAGAGCGTGTCCGCCGCATCTGGGGCGAGATCGAAACCCGCGAAGTGCAGGTCAGCTAACCCGCGTCCGGCCCGCCCAGTGAGGCCCAGCACCCCACGGTTCTGGTCCTTGCTGAGACTGCCGGAAGCAGTCGAACCAGCAAAACCACAGGTCAACCCCGGTGAGTGACCCGGCGAGCGGCACTTTCGCAGACCCGGCGAGCAGACCCGGATTGCCACAGCAGACGAACCCCGAACCGACAGGAGGACCCGATGGCCACCCGCACCCGGCGCCCGAGGCAGGCCGAACGTCAGGCCCGCTCCGCCCAGCACTTGGGCGACCGGCGCCGGGCCGCGGAAGCCCAAGGCCCCCTCACCGTTCTGCCCGTGGCTGTGGACCAGCTGCGCGCCACGATCGCCCGGCTCCCCGAAGCGGACCGTGCCCAGGCCGCAGCGCAGGCCACTCAACTGCTCGACCAGCTCCGCCAGTCCATCGCTCAGCACTGACTGTCCGTAATGGCTCAACGGCTCGGCTCAAGCCGTCCGGGCCGAGCCGAAAGATTCCAACGCGCCCCAGCGCGCCCGCGCGCACGCGAGGAAACCACTAACTCACCGTCACCGCAAGGGGGACACCGAAATGCCCGTCATCGACGCAGGGATCTCCGCCGCCACCGGCGGAACCTGCCTGGGAGCAGCCGGCGTGCTGTACGTCGCCGACCGCCTCCCATGGATCAATAAGTTCGCCGCGAAGATCAAGAGCCCGCAGATTCAGGTAGCGCTCATCCTCGCCGCCTCCGTCGGCCTGGCGTCCACCCCGGTCGGTCTCGTGCTCAACAGCCTGGTGACCCGTGTGAACGGGATGGTCAGCTCCCTCGTCGGCGAGTGGACGGGCTTCGGGATCACCTTCGCCCTGGCTCTCACCGCCCTGCTGTGGCTGATCAGCGACTTCATGAGCGGCGTCCAGACCCGGACGCTCATCCTCGCCGCCCTCACCCCGGTTCTGTGCGTGATGATCCCCGGCACGGTCGGTGAAGGAGCGGCCAGCACGCTCGGCTTCATCGCCACCCAGGTCGGCTCGCTCGTCGCCTGGCTGATGGGGGGATGACTTGCTCGCACTCATCCTCCTCTTCGCCATCGCCTACGCCTGCGCCCGTGCCATCGAAAACGGCATGGACGACGTGTCGAAGAAGCGCAAGAAGCGCATCGCCAAGACCACGAAGAAGAACGGCCGCCGCACCGGCGCCAAGCTCGCCGCCTGGGCCGCCACCGGAGTCACGGCCGCAGGCAGCTTCGCCAAGGGCTTCAAGCGCGGATGGAAGCGCGAGTGGCCCAAGGCCAAGAAGCGCGCCGCCACCAAGTTCGGCCGCAGCAAGCCCGAGCCGGAGCTCGGGGTCGGCGACGACGTCGGTCCCGACGGCGCACCCGCGGCTGTCACGACCCCACCGAAGCCAAAGCCGACGCTCCCCGTCGCAGGTCCCGCCCCCAAGGGCCCGTCCCTCGTCCTCGTCAAGAACGACGAGGCGCCCGACCCCACCCAGCCCGACACCACCACAGGAGACCCCATGGCCCTCGCCACCATCCCCGAGATCACCGGCGTCAACACCCTCAGGTCGGCCGTCGCCCGCTTCGCCTCCGAAGCCGGCGTCACCGCCGAAGAAGCCGGCGCTCTCGCCCAGCGCGCCGCCGAGCAGCTCGCCGCCATCGAAGCCGCCATTGAGCAGGCTGGTGCCCTCGAATTCGGTGACGACGGCGGCACCCTCCAGGAACTCGCCGCCCTCCGAGACCAGTACTCCTCCGCCCTCGCCGCCGCCCAGGCGCTACAGAAGGCCGCAGTCGACAACGCGGCCATCGCCGCCCAGTCTTCGCGGAACATCCACACCCGGCACAGCGGCATCCAGGAAGCCGTCGCCGCCACCGGCGGGCGCATGGCCGCCAAGAAGGCGTACACCGCCGACGCCTGACCCGCCCGCGGCCCCGGCCGACCTGTCGGGGCCGCCCTCGCCTTACCCGCTCAGCATCCAAGGAGACGCGACCGCCATGCCCGAGACCATCACCGTCGACAAGGTCAATACGACGAGCGACAGCAAGGGCGGCCGTCCCAGCAAGAAGCGCTCCACCAAAGGGGCCCGCCGCGCGATGCGTGTCGCCTACCGCACCCGCCGCGGCATGGCCCCGATCTACGCCACCGCCGCCCAGGCCGTAGCGGGCAGTGTTCTCGCAGTCCCTGACGACGGATGGAAGACCGCGCTCGCCGTCACCGCGGCTGGAGCCGCCACCACCGTCGCCTGGGGCCGCTGGGAAGGACGCGTCGGCAAACGCCGCCTCCGCAAGCGCCTCCCAGCCCGCGCCGACTTCATCGCCGCCGCATCCGCCGTCACCACCGGCGGCAGCCTCGTCACCGCCATGGCCGCAACCGGCGGTCTCCAGCCCGGCGACAGCCCCTACCCGGCACTCCTCGCCGCCTGGGGCATAGGGCACGGCATCTACTGGTGGCGCCGCGGCAAGAAGACCGCCGGTCCCGCCCCGTCGCTCAGCAAACAGCTGCAGGAGTGGCAGGACAACGTCGCCAGCGCCGACGGTTCCCTGGCGGGCTCGCGCCTCGTCGACGTCGTCACCACCGATTACGGCTGGACCGCCGTCATCGTCCTCCGCAAGGGCAACTGGCGCCGCGCCGTGTCCGCAGCCAACGACATCGCCGGCGACCTCGACATCCCCGAGGAGATGCTGCAGATCGAGAAGGCGGCGGGGAAGTCCGCCCGCCGGGCGATCATCGCGGTGTTCGACCGCAACCCCCTCCAGGACATCCTCGACTTTCCCGGCCCGCAGATCTTGAACACGAAGACAGGCCAAGCCCAGGTGGGGATCTTCTACGACGGGGATCCGGCCCACTACGCCTTCTGGAAGCCCTCCGGCCCCGTCCACAGCGTCGTCTACGGCGCCACCGACGGCGGCAAGAGCCGCTTCCTCGACATGCTCCTCGGCACCGAGCGCCACAACGGCATCGTGTCCTGGGTCTGCGACCCGCAGGGCGGCCAGTCCCTGCCCCGCTGGCGCGAGGCCGTCGACTGGTACGAGGACACCGCCCAGGGCGGCCTCGCCATGCTGCACGAGGTCCGCAAAATCATGTACGAGCGGTCGGCCCGCTACTCGATGATGGAATTCATCGACCACAAGGGCCGCCAGCTGCGCGGGCGTGACCACTTCGTCGTGAACGACCCCGACCCGCTGATCTCCGTCACCATCGACGAAGCCCACCGCGTCCTCAACCTCACGGGAGCGCCAGAGCTGGTCCTTGAGCTCATCCAGATGGCCCGCAAGTGCGGCATCAAGATGCGCCTCGTCTTCCAAGGCCCCAAGGCCAACATGTACGGCAGCGCCCCCGAGTCCACCGATATCCGCGAGCAGGCCCAGTCCGGCAACACGATCATGTTCCGAACCGCCTCCAGCCTCACCGACTCCATCGGCCTGCCCGGCTGGGACATCAACCCCTCCCAGCTGCCCATGTACTGGCCGAACAAGACGTCAACCGCCGGTCTCGGCTACATCAAGGGCCCCGACAACCGGCAGGCGATGATGCGCGCCTTCTTCGACCGGGACCCCGCCCACTGGGCCACGACCGGCACCACGCCCACCATCGAAGCCTCCGCCGCGGCCTGCACCGGGAAGGCGTACACCGAGCGCCTCGACCGGCTTGCCGCCCGCCTGCGCGGAGAGACGCCGGTCCTGCCCGACGACGCCTTCGAAGCCGGTAGCACCGACCCGGCCCGCCTCGCCCCGTCCACCGACCCCATCGCCCAGGCCGCCGCAGCCATCGAAGCCGAAGCCCCCGCCGGCACCGACGACAAGGTCGCCGCGTTCCTCGCCCAGCGAGGCCGACCTGTGGGTCGCAACACGATCGCCCAGGAGACACGCCTCACCGTCGGCGCCGTCAAAAGCGCCCTCACCCGCCTCAAGAGCAAGGGCCTCGTCGTCGACGTAGAGCGCGGCATCTGGGCCCACCCCGACCACGCCGAAAGCCCCGCAGAGACCGCCGGCCTCGACCAAGCCGCCTAGGAGCCCCCGTGACCGCCCAGCCCGATCCCCAGCTCATCGCCGACGTAGAAGCGATCTACCACGGCCCGACCTTCTTCAAGGACGCGACGAAGCCGCCGCCCATCGGCACCGCCCCGCCCGTGCAGCAGCCTGGCCGGGCCGCGATGTCGCAGCAGGCGACCGATGTAAGTGTCCTGATGATCGCCGGAGGAGTCAGCACCGTCATGGTCGGCGGGACCACCGCCGGGCTCATGTACGTGTCGCAGTACGCCGACCTGGGCGTGTGCATCGCCGTCTTCAGCGCCCCGGCCGTCCTCGTCCTCGCCCTCAGCAGGCTCTTCAAAGCCGCCGTGCAAGCCGCCCCGCCCGAGATCCACAACCACAACAACGGGCCCGTCCAGAACAGCACTCAGATCGTCACGAACACGAACAAGCTGTGGGGCAAGAGCACGACCAACCTCTGACGGCTACGCCTCGCGGCCCTCGTCCTTTACGGCGGGGGCCGCGACTCGTGCCCGCGCCACCCACCCCGGGCCGATCGTGTCCGTCGGCCGCAACGTCGGCTCCGCGCCCAGCAGCCGGCACAACTCATCCAACGCGAGCGCGCATTGCTCGCGGGATCCGGCGCGGACCATGTACGAAACCCCCATGCGGGCAGTCTGCCCGGCATGAGGGTCGCAGTGAGGGTGAACGGGGGAGGTGCGCCCGAAGGAAGAAGGGGCGCGTGCAAGTTGTCTGACCAGCGACTTACTTGACGAGGTTGAAGACCGAACGTATCGTCTGCCTCACTGGACACTTGTGACTTTGAGGGCCGCCTGATACTGGCGGCCCTTTCTGCTGCCCAAGGAGGTGCGCGATGGCCTCCGCACTCGTCAACGAAGAAGCCGCCGCCTACTACGCAGGCCGGCCCGGCGTGACCATCCGCCGCTGGGCCCACGAAGGCCGCATCCGCCGATACGGCTCAGGCCGCGGCAACGTCCGCTACAACGTCTTCGAGCTCAACAAGGCTGAGCGGGACGAATGGACGCGCGAGCTGATCAGCCCCGGTCAGCCGCCGCCGCTCCCCGCTGGAGCCCGCGCCGCCTGACCCGACACGCCGTTGGAGGTGCCGTGCCGCTGCCCGTAGGCCTCTCCACCGTCACCGTCACCGGTACGTACAAGCACCCGGACGGGACCCCGTTCAAGGGCAAGCTGCTCTTCACCCCAGAGCCGGCGATCCTCACCTCTGCCGCGCACGGCACGCTCATCCTCGGCACGCTCGAAGTGCCGCTCGATGTGGACGGCGCCATGTCGGTGACTCTGCTGGCGACTGACGATGCGGATGTGACGCCGTCCGGCTGGACGTACCAGGTTACCGAGCGCTGGTACGACGCCCCGGGCCGCTCGTATCCGCTGTCCCTGCCTGCCACGGCGTCGACCGTGGACCTTGCCGACGTTGCGCCGACCGCACCCGCGGCCGGGGTGTACGTCGTCGTCACAGGGCCGCAGGGCCCGCCCGGTGCGGACGGATCCGAGGCGGAAGCCGAGGCGTACACCGACGCGGCGGTCGCCGCCCACGTGGTTACTCTCGACCCTCACGGCGACCGGGCCTGGGCTACGAACCAGTTCGCGACCATCACGGCCCTGACGACGACCAACGGGACTGTCGCCACGCTGGACGGCTACCTCGGCGACATCTTCGCCCGCATCGCCGCCATCGAAGGCGGCACCGCCTTCCTGACCGCCGTCAACACAAGCCTGGTAAACGTCGCGTTCAAGCACACGCTGGACGGAACCAACGACAAGCTCGGCTTCCACGGCGCAGCCCCCATCACCAAGCAGACCGTGACCGGCTCATGGGCTGACGGCAGCGCAGGCGCCTCACTTGCGACCGCCCTTGCCAACCTCGGACTCATCGTCGACAACACCACCGCGTGAGAGGACTATCCATGCCCACCAGCATCGACGAGGGCAAGGACTGGTCCCTCGAACGGTTCGAGCGCTACAAGCCGAACACGGTCACGGACGTCGGGCCTGGCAACGGCACCTACGTCAAGCTTTTCCGCCCGGCCAATGAGGGCGTGTGGTGGACAGCCGTGGAGATCCACAAGCCGTACATCGGGCGGTACAAGCTCAAGGCGAAGTACGACGAGGTCCACAACCTCGACGCCCGCCGTGCACCTGGTCACCTGTTCCACCGCGACCTCGTCATCTGCGGGGACGTGCTGGAGCACATGGAGCGCGACGAGGCCGTCGACCTCCTGAAGCGCATCGAGGCAGCCGGCGCCTGGCACATCCTCGTCTCCGTTCCGATCGTCGACGCCCCGCAAGGTGAAGTGGACGGGAACGCCGCCGAAGCGCACGTCCACCACTGGGACGCCGCCGACATGGACGGCGTGTTCGCCGATCTCGGCGGCACAGTCGACAAGATGCGGGGCCACACGCTCGGATGCTGGTGGTGGTCGCGCCGTGCCTGAACAGAAGATCGGGCAGATGCTCGACGCAATCGGCGTGGTAGCCGACCTCGACGAAGGCGACATGGCCGTCGACGCCATCGTGATTCTCAAGCTCGTGAAGGAAGACGGCACCGTCTCCCTCGTCAAAGGCCGTTCAGAATCCCTCGACTGGATCACCGCGCTCGGCATGGTCACAGCCGCGCAAGCCGTCGAGAACAGCGGCTACGTCAACGTCGAAGACGACGACTGACCCCACCACCACAGGAGCCCGCGCCATGGCCTCATATCTCTTCCAGTTCCTGAACGGCATTAGCGAGCGGATCGGCGCCGACCGGGTCGACTACGACGAGGCGGAGCGCATGTTCCGCGCCGTCTGCGACAAGGAGGGCATCGTCCTCCTCGTCCCCGCCGACAACGTCCTTAGCGTTCGCAAGAACCCGCCCCTCGCCAGCGAAACGACCGTCGACCTCTACCTCGACGACAGCAAGCTGCGCGAAGCCATCGGTCGGGCGCTCCAGTCCCACGGCCAGCGTCTCGCTCGCACACTGCCCCGCTAACCCAGGAGCCCGCGCCATGGCCCGCATTCAGATCCTCGAACTTCCCGAAGGCGCCGGAGACGAACGGCCGTCCTTCGTCCTCGTCGTCGACGAGTACGTGACGCAGCGCTACATAATCGGCCCCGACCAGCCCGAGCCTGTCGACCAGTTCGAAGGTGTCGCCCAGAAGATCGGCGCCCGGGCCGTCCTCGTCTTCGAAGAGACCATCGACATCCCTGCCAACGAGGTCACCCTGACCGAAGCCGCAGACGGCAACGTCGTCCGGATCCGAGTCGAGCCCGACCTCACAGGCTTCCACGAGCAGGTCATGGACGCAGTCGCCAAGGCTCAAGCCGACGCACGAGCCGCCGTCCAGTGAGCGGCGGCTGGCAGGGCTCGGACCGCAAGAATCGGCTACCTTCCGGCTGGTCGAAGATCCGGGCCCGCATCCTGGCGCGCGACCCGATCTGCAAGATCTGCGACGTCAGACCATCCGCCTTCTGCGACCACATCGAAGCGAAGAAGGACGATCATTCCGAGGTCGGCCTTCAAGGCGTATGCGGCCCCTGCCACGATCAAAAGTCTAGCGCTGAAGGGAACGCCGCCCAGCGTGCGAACCCTCGGCCAGGGAGAACGCGCCCTGCCGAGAAGCACCCCGGGCTGAAGGAGTAGGCATGCCCCGCTACCTGATCGCCCACCCCAAGGGGAAGCAAGGTGAGGACATCCTCGTCGAGGACCCTGAACTCAAGCTCACCATCCAAGGTGAATGGGCAGTCCTCACAGACCAGCACGGACCATGCCTTGCCATCCCTGCACACGCAGGGGCGACCATCACCCGCATCGACGAACCCGAGGACAACCAGCACGAGGAGTGATCCACGTGGCAGGCAAGGGGCGCAGCAGGGCAGGCAACGCTGCCCAACTCAGGGCCTACTGGGGACAGGGCGCAGGTGCAGCACGCATCAGGTGGGGTACACCAGGCGACTGGACCAGGTGCAACAGGCAGCTGAGTAAGTACCTAGGACCACGAGCCAAGGGCTACTGCGCACGCATGCACCGAGCACGCACAGGTGCATGGCCAGGGAGCAGGGCCAACGCCGGCAGGCGCAGGCGGTAGGGCACGGAGGGAGGCAGGCATGGACGTCTCCCATGTGCAGCAGCGTGTGCAGGCGATAGCCGATGTCTCACGGGACTACGAACATGCTCACGGACTCGAAGATCAGCTCTTCGCTGACGTTCTCGCGAACATCGCAACAACCTCGACTGATCCACACGCCAGGGCCCTTGCCGGCGCAGCGCTGAGGTCCAGCGAGATCAACTTCCAACGCCTCGCCGCGTGATCACCCTGGGGGGATACCCCCTCCCGGCGATCTTCAGGGATCGGGGCCGTATAGCACCTGTCTGTCTGTACGGGTTCCCTAGGGCCCCTGACCTGCAACAACCTTTCATCGTGATCAAGGAATGCCCTGGTGGCGTCCCTTGTCGATGCGTTCTCAGCCCCTTTCGCGCCCTGGTGGCGCTTGACCCTGGAGGTCGACATGGGCGCTCACGGACCGATCCCGAAGCGCAGTGAGGAGCGCCGGCGCCGCAACAAGGACGACGGCCCGGATCTGGTGCAGGCCCCGGCGGGCCCGCCCGCGGAACTCCCCGATCTGCCGGAGCCGGCGGAGCACTGGCACGAGATCGCGGTGGACTGGTATCTGTCACTGCGGGAATCCGGTCAGGCCGCGTTCTACGAGCCGTCGGACTGGGCTGTCGCCCGGTACGCCGCCGAGCTGATGTCCCGAGCCCTGCAGTCCGACCGGCCGCCGAATGGGCAACTGGTGGCTGCATTGAACTCGGTGATGTCGTCGCTGCTGTCGACCGAGGGGGAACGGCGACGTGCGCGCATGGAGCTGGAGCGGAAGCCGGCGGCCAAGCAGGGGCCGGCGAGCGTGACAGCGATCGCCGACTATCAGTCCCGTATCGGTGGCTGACGAGGAAGTCCCCGAGGTTGTCACCCCCTTCACGGTCGGCCCGACCTGGAAGCGTGGCCCGGACGGCAAGTTCGTGCTGCCGGAGTTCACGCTGGGCTGGCAGGCGCTGGCGTGGACGTCGGAGTACCTGCAGCACTACGTCGGAGCGCCGTGGCGGTACACCCCGGAGCAGGCGCGATTGACGCTGTGGTGGTACGCGATGGATCCGGTCACGGGCCGTTTCGTGTGGCGCGACGGCGTGATCCAGCGAATGAAGGGGCACGGGAAGGACCCCTTGGTCGCGACCTATGCCGCCTTCGAGTTCGTGGGGCCCTGCCGGTTCGGCGGGATCGCCGATGAAGGTAACGAGTGGGGCGTACCGCCGGGGCAGCCTCTGGGTGTTCAACATCCGGCAGCCTGGGTTCAGATCGCTGCCGTCAGCCAGGATCAGACGCGGAACACGATGACGTTGTTTCCGTCGATCCTGACGAAGAGGGCGATCGAAGAGTTCCGGATCGACCTCGGCAAGGAGATCATCTACGCCGACAAGGGGCGGGCCCGGATTGAGGCCGTGACGAGCTCCCCGAGGGCGCTGGAGGGCGGCAGGCCGACGTTCGTGAGCCTCGGCGAGACGCACCACTGGGTGGAGTCGAACAGTGGCCACGAGATGGCGGCCGTGATCGAGCGCAACGCCACGAAGAGCGCCGACGGCCAGGCCCGGACGTTGGCGAACACCAACGCCTATGAGCCGGGCGAAGATTCGGTGGCCGAGCGAACCAGAGAAGCGTTCGAGTCGGCGGAGGCCGGACGCGCGGCTGACGTGGGCCTGTTCTACGACAGCTTGGAGGCTCCGGCCGAGGCGAAGCTGAGCGAGGCGTGGATCGTTCCCACCCTGAAGGCTGTGCGCGGCGATTCGACGTGGCTGGACATTGAGCGGCTGAAGGCGTCGATTCTCGATGTCCGCAACCCGGCGAGCAGGTCGCGCCGCTTCTGGTTCAACCAGATCGTGGCCGCCGAGGACGCGTTCCTGGCCCCGTATGAGTGGGACGCCTGCCCGCACGAGGGCATGGACCTGCAGCCCGGTGACGAGATCGTCCTGTTCTTCGACGGCTCCAAGTCGGACGACGCGACGGGCCTGGTCGGATGCCGTCTGTCGGACGGCTTCCTCAAGACGTTGGGCGTGTGGCAGAAGCCGGCGAACTGGCCGGACGGCACCCCTTGGCGCGTGCCCCGCGACCAGGTCGACGGGGTGGTGGACAAGGTGTTCGCCGACTACAAGCCTCTGGCGTTCTTCGCCGACCCGGGGGCGGGCCAGGACGAGGCGGACGGGGAGCGGTACTGGGACGGCTTCGTGGACGCGTGGGCGCAGCGGTACGGCAAGAGGCTGAAGCTGAAGGCCGTTTCCAGCGGCCACGGCCAGCACGCGGTGATGTGGGACATGCGTGACCGGCGCCGCCAGCAGGTCTTCACGGAGGCTGTGGACCGGTTCTACCGCGATGTGCTGGAGCGGCAGATGCTGCACGACGGCCACAAAGTGCTGCGGCAGCACGTGTCCAACGGCCGGCGGCGGACGAACGCCTGGGGCTACACGGTCATGAAGGAGCACCGTGAGTCCGCTCGGAAGATCGACTTGCTGGTGTGTGCGATCGGCGCGCGGATGCTGCGCCGGATCGTCATGAACTCAGCGGCGTGGGCGAAGCGCTCGTCGGCGCGCGGTAAGGGACGGGTGGTGGTGCTGCGATGACGATCCCAACCCTTCCCCTGCTTGGGCTGTCGGATGACGAGGTACAGATTCTGACGACGCTTCGGTCGGATCTGTCGAGCGCCCGCTTCAAGCTGGAACTCCTGGACGCGTACTTCAACGGCGAGCAGCTGGTCCGCGACTTGAAGATCTCCATCCCGCCGCAGCTTGAGGGCCTGCATACGGTCATCGGCTGGCCGCGGATCGGCGTCGAGGCGCTGGAGCAGCGCCTCGACTTGGAGGCCTTTCGGTGGGCCGACGGTTCGGACGCTTCCGACCTGAAGGAGATCGCCGAGGCGAATGACCTGTTCGACGAGGCGAGCCTGGCGCACTTGGATGCGCTGACTTACGGTCGTGAGTACGTGACGGTTGGCTCGGCGGACGCGGACGACGCTCCGCCGATCATCACGTTCGAGTCGCCGCTGGACATGACGCTCATGTGGGATGCCCGACTGCGGATGCCGCTGTACGGCCTGCGCGAGTGCGAGGACCGGTTCGACTTCGGGCTGGCGCCAGAAGACAAACTGGTGACGCTGTACATGCCGATGCAGACGATCCATGCGGTCGGCTTGTCGAGCGGCGGCTGGGAAGTGATCGAGCGGGACATGCACGGGCTGGGCGTACCCCCGGTGCTGCGCATGGCGAACCGCCAGCGGACCGCGGACAGGGTCGGGAAGTCGGAGATCACCCCCGAGGTCATGTCAATCACGGATGCGGCCTGCCGCCGACTGATGGGTATCGAGGTGGCGGCCGAGTTCTTCGGCGCCCCACAGCGGTACATCCTCGGCGCCTCCGAGTCGGCGTTCCAGGACGCCGAGGGCAATGCCAAGAGCGCCTGGGAGACGTACATCGGCCGCGTTTTGGCGTTGGAGCGGGACGAGGACGGCGCGGTGCCGACGGTGGGCCAGTTCTCGGCTCACGACCCGACCGGCATGACGAAGATCATCGACCTGTACGCCCGCATCATGGCCTCACAGCTCTCCGTGGCGCCCCACACGCTCGGATACAGCAGCGACAACCCGGCTTCCGCCGACGCGATCCGGTTCGCAGACAACTCGCTGGTGAAGAAGGCCGAGAGGCGCATCCGCCGGTTCGGCGCCACGCACCGCGAGTACATGCGTCTGGCGCTGTGGTTCCGTGACGGCGAGCCGCCGGACAAGACCCGGCGCATCGAGACCGTGTGGCGGAACCCGGCAACGCCGACGCTGGCAGCCCAGACTGACGCCTCCGTGAAGCTGGCCCAGGCCGGCATCGTGCCGGCGGACTCGGATGTGCTGCTGGAGATGGCCGGCTTCACCGAGGACCAGCGTCGCCGGATTGCCGCGGACCGGCGCCGGGCTCAGGGCAGGCAGCTACTGGAACGTCTGGCGCAGGCTGGCAATGAAGAGGATCCGGAAACGGATGAGGACCCGGAGGCGCCGGATGGCGACGAGGGTCTCTGACGGTGGCGCTTCGGCGGACCGTAACCGCCGGGCCCAGCGCGGCCTGACGAGGATGCTGGTGCGGGACATGCGAGGTCTGCGGCGGCTCATCATCCCGTCCCGGCTGCAGGCGACGGTCCCGGACTGGATCGAGGCTGTGCGTGCTCTGGTTGACCAGTACGGGACTGCGTCAGCGGCGCTGGCGGCGGACTACTACGAGGCGGAGCGTGTGGCGGCCCGGGTGACGGGCCGGTTCACGGTGCCGTTGCTGGACCCGCCACCCGAGGAGCAGGTGCAGAACAGTCTTCGCTGGGCGACGAAGGACATCTGGGAGCGAGATCCAGAGGATCCGGCGACCACAGAAGCCCAGCGCGAGCCTCTCGATATCAGGCTGGCCCAGGCGGAGAAGAAGGCCGAGGCGGTCGCGCAGAAGCTCGTCGCCGACCAGGGAAGGGGCACTGTCCAGGAGGCGGTGCGCCGAGATGGTCAGGCAACAGCGTGGGCTCGTTCCGCCGCGTTGGGTGCATGCGCGTTTTGCAAGATGCTGGTCACTCGCCGGGCCGTGTACAAGCAGGACACAGCAGACTTCCGTGCCCACGACGGCTGTCATTGCGGCGTGGTCCCGGTGTTCAGAGGGCAGCGGTTCGAGCTGTCCGATCATGCGCGTGAGTGGGAGCGGCTGTACCGCGAGTTCGCGGCGCCCCACTCGGGCGATCAGCTGAGGCGGTTCCGCCAGGCTCTCGCCGACCACGGGCACATGCCCGTTCTGTAATCCCCAATGGCCGCCCTGGAGGTGGCCTTTCTCAGCCCCTGGAGGGCGAAACAGTCATGCCCGAAGAGACCCAGACAGAGCAGCAGGTTGAGACGGAGTCGCAGGAGACCGAGACCGCCCCGGAGGCGGAGGCGACCAAGGCGGACCCGTGGGCCGACCCGAATGCGGCACGCAGGGAGATCGAGAAGCTTCGTAAGGAGGCGGCCAAGTACCGCACCAAGGCGAGCGATCTGGAGCCCCTTGCCCGCGAGGCGCAGGCGCTGAAGGACGCGCAAAAGTCGGACGCGGAGCGTCTTCAAGGGCAGCTTACGGCCGCCGAGGAGCGGGCCGCGAAGGCTGTCCGTACCGCGGTCGCCTCGAAGGTCGAGGCTCTCGCGTCGGCGGAGTTCGCCGATCCCGAGGACGCCGCTGGCGCTCTCGACCTCGCCGCCTACGTGGATGACGACGGCGTCATCGACACCGAGGGCATCAAGTCAGATCTGGCCGACCTGCTGAAGCGGAAGCCGCACTGGGGCAGGCCAGATGGGGGGCCGCGTTCCCCCCGTCCAGATCGCACACAGGGCTCCTCGGGCAACAACAACCGCACTTCCAACGATCCGGCGGCCGAGTTTGCCGCCTTCATGAAGCAGGGCCTCACACGGGGCCGCTGAGAAAGGTAGTCCCCGATGGCCACTAGCCCGATCAAGCTTTCTACCGTCGACCCCGTCTTCTTGCCGGAGACGTTGGTCGCCCCCATCTTCGATAAGTCGGTCGAGGGGTCAGCCGTCATGTCGCTAGCGCGGCGCGTCCCCCTGAGCATGTCGGCGAACACCGCCGTGCCTGTGCCGCTGGACGTGCCGACCGCCGACTGGGTGTCGGAAGGTGGCCGCAAGCCCCTCTCGTCCGGTGGGATCGAAGTCAAGCAGATGTCTGGCAAGAAGATCGCCGTCCTCATCCCCGTCTCAATGGAGGTCGTGCAGTCCAACGCTGCGGGGCTGTGGACTCAGCTGCAACGTGACCTGCCGACGGCGTTCGCCCGCGCCTTTGACATGGCCACCATTCACGGCAAGAACATGCGAGGGGGGGCCGGTCCGTTCCAGGACTACCTCGCGGCCACGACCAAGAGCGTTTCGCTGGGGACAGCGTCGCAGGGGACGGGCGGCATCTGGCGCGACTTCGTCGACGGCATGGAGGAGATCATCGACGACGACTGGGACTACACCGGCACCGTCGCCGATAACCGCCTCAAGCCGAAGTTGCTGGCTGCTACCAGCACGACGGGTGAGCCGCTGTTCGTGGCGACCCGGCAACCGGGGCACGGTACCGGGGCTGCGCTTCAGGGCGAACTGATTGGCGAGCCGATCGCCTACTCCCGCAGCGTGTCCGGAAAGCTCCGTCGCCAGTCGGGCAGCGCCGACTCTGGGCTGCGTGCGATCGGTGGCGACTGGTCACAGGCGGCCTACGGCGTGGGCATGGAGATCAGTATCAAGCGGTCCCGCGAGGCGACATACATCGACGAGGACGGCGGCGTCCACTCGGCGTTCCAGGAGAACCTGGAATTGTTGCTGGCTGAGGCCTACTACGGCTTCGTCCTCGGCGACGAGGAAGCCTTCGTCAAGTTCACCAGCAGCCCCTCGGGGACCTGATGGCTAGGGCTGTCCCGGCTTCCGCGCCGGGCGGGGCGGCCAAGCCGCTACAGATCGTCGCCAGGGTCCACGCGATGCCCCCGGAGCACAATGCGGGGGCTGAGCACATGCTCGTCAGCATGCTGCGGCCCTTGGTGGACCGCGGTCACGACGTGTCCGTTTGGCTGTCCCGGTACGGGAAGGCTCACGAGCCCTACGAGTACCGGGGCATCAAAGTCGTGCCGCTTGGGGCCCGGATGGACTTTGCAGCAGCGGTCCGTAAGGCGGACGTGCTGATGTCGCACCTGGAGTGCGTGCCGTCGACGTCGGCGCTGGCCCGCGGGTACAGCAAGCCGGTGGTGGTGATCTGCCACAACACGCACCGGCCGACGTTCCGGGACATGGCGGCCGGCGGTACGGCCCTGGCGGTCTTCAATTCGCAGTGGATGCGAGCTGAAGCAGAGCTGTTCTTCGCCGAATACCCGAAGTCGGTTCGCCCCGCTGCCGAGCTGATCGTCAACCCTCCGGTGTTCGCCGAGGACTACGCGACGAAGCCCGGCAAGAAGGTCACCCTGATCAACTGCAACCCCGAGAAGGGGGGCCGGGTCCTTGAGTCCCTGGCTCGCCGGATGCCAGACACCGAGTTCATGGCGGTGCGCGGCGCCTACGGCGAGCAGATTCTCCCGGACCTTCCGAATGTCGGGATCGTCGAGCACATCGACGGCCAGGCCATGCGGGAACGGGTCTACTCCCGCACGCGAGTCCTGCTCATGCCCAGCTCCTACGAATCGTGGGGCCGGGCCGGCGTCGAAGCGTTGGCGTCCGGCATCCCCGTCCTGGCTCACCCAACGCCTGGTCTGTGCGAGTCGCTGGGCGAAGCAGGCATCTTCGTGGACCGGAACGACGTCGCGGGGTACGAGGCGGTGCTGCGGAAGCTCGCGGCTCCTGCCGAGTACCGGCTGGCGGCGAAGCGGGCGAAGGCCCGTAGTGCGGAGCTCAACCCGGCGGCCGACCTGGCTGCTTGGTGCGACGCGGTGGAATCTCTGGCCTGATAGGAGGCGACCGTGGCGTTCGTAGCTCCGACGGCTGAGCAGCTGGCCCTCTATCTGGGGCTGGAGGAGATCCAGGGTGACCGAGCTGATCTGCTGATCGCCCAGGCGGTGGCCCTGGCCGAATCGGTGGTGAAGCCGTTGCCGGACCAGGCGACCGCGGTGGTCCTGTCAGTCGCCGGCCGTGCCTACGTCAATCCGCAGCAGGTGTCCTACGAGACGATCGGCCCCATGTCGGTGCAGCGCCCGAGCGGTTCGGGCGGGCTGTACCTGACCAAGGCGGACAAGGCGGCCCTCAAGTCCCTTGCTGGCCGTGGTGGGGCCTTCACGATCGACCCGACGCCCACGACAGCTGACCCGTCGCCGACGTGGCCGATGGATGACACGTTCGGTCCGGGGCTGGAGTACGAGCCTGGCTGGGGCTGGGTCTGATGCCCGCCCCGTACCCGTATGGGGAGACGGTGGTGCGCCTGCGCCGCGGGCCGTCACCGGGCCGGGATCCGCGGGGGCAGCCCATCCCAGGCCCTCTTACGGAGACCCCGATCGTCGGCTGCGTGGTGGCGCCGCGCGCGGAGACGCCGTCGGTGGGCGGTGCGCAGCAGCAGGAGAGGGACACGGTCATCGTCGGGTTCACTGTGTACGCCCCGCCTGGAACCGATGTGCTCACGACCGACCAGTGCCGCATTCGCGGTCAGGTCTGCGAGGTCACGGGTGAGCCTGGCGACTGGGGCCGCAACGTCTTCACTGGCATGTCTGGGCCGGTGCAGTTCGCGGCGGACCGGGTCAAGGGGTAGGGCGGGCCTGCTCGACGGCGGCCATGAGCTTCTTCGCGGCGTCGTTGCTGCGGCGGGGGATGGACAGGCTGTGTGGGTCGGACTGTGGTGGCCGGCCGCCTACGAGGAGGCTCTTTGATTCGTCGGCGGGTGCGCTGCCGGGCAGTACGAACTGCATGTAGCCGTGGAACGCCCAGCTGGCTGGCTTGAGTCGGGTGCCGGTGACCTCGGCTGCTCGGATGCGGAACTCGCGGGCCTGCTGGCCGATCTCCTTCTTCGTGATGGTGATCCATTCGCCGTCGAAGCTGACGCTGCCCATGACGCCTTTGACGTCCATGCCGCCCCCTGGTGAGTAGAGGTGGTCATGATGCCCGCACGATTCAAGATGTCCAAGAAGGGTGTCGGGGAGCTGCTGAAGTCTCGGATGATCCAGGCGGACATGTTGCACCGGGCCGAGCAGATCGAAGCGGTGGCCCAGGCCATTGCCCCAGTGGGCGGTCCGGGTGATCCGCACCGGGGCCGGTACAAGGCCAGCTTCTACGTGACGACCACGGCTCGCGGCGGCCGACGCAGAGACCGCGCTACGGCCACGGTCGGCAACAGCGCCTACTACGCCCGTTGGGTGGAGTACGGCACCGAGCGAGTCCCGGCTCACCACGTGCTGCTGCGTGCAGCGCGGGCGGGTGGTAACTGATGGCGGCCGTCGGATCCGTCGACGTGGAGCTGCTTCTTCTGGGCTGGCTGCAATCCCGGCTCGGCGCCGCCGTGGTGGTGCGCGCCGAGCTCGACAACAACCTCGCCAACGAGCTGCCTACTGTGCAGGTCAACGTCGTCGGCGGTGATGACGACGGTTTCCGCCTGGACCGGGCTCTCGTCGACATCGACGTGTACGCCGCCACGCGTGCGGATGCCATCGCGCTGGCTGCCGTCATCCACGGCGCCGTGCTGACCGAGCTGCGCGGCTCGACCACGACCACCGCGGTGGTCGGCCGAACCGGCACTATCAGCCGCCCCGCTGCCCGCCCCTACGAGAACACCGCCCTCCGCAGAGTCGGCGGCACCTACGAGATCCACAGTCACCCGGTCGACTGACCGGTTGGGCTCGCGCCAGCGCCCTCAACCCGCCCGTGCGCGGGCTCTTCCATGTCTGGAGACATCATGGTCAACATCACCCGCGCCAGCGATCTCACGATGGTCGGCGCCAACGGAGGCGGCTGGGTGAGCCCCGTCGGGACTCCCGCGCTCGCGTCGCCCCTGACGCAGCCCACGGATCCGTGGGCTGCGCTCGGTGCGATCTCCGACGACGGTCTCGTCAACGGCTGGGATGAGGACTCGCAGGAGTTCACCCCGTGGGGTCTGACCTCCCCGTTCCGCACCCAGATCACCAAGTCCGTGAGGACGTTCCAGGCGACGATGTGGGAGACCTCCCGTGTCCCCGTCATGAGCCTCCACTACCGCCTTGACGAGGCCGACCTGGTACCCGACGGCAGCGGCATCACTAAGTTCGCCGAGACCGCGAGCCCGACCCCGGACCGCCGCGCGTTCTGGTTCATCGTCCTTGACGGCGACAACGCGAGGGGCTTCTACGTTCCCCAGGGCGAGATCAGCGAGCGCTCCGACGTCACGTATAAGCAGGACGAGATCAGCGCCTTCGAGTGGACGATCACGACCTACCCGGACGCGGCGGGCAACACCGTCTACCACGTCGACAAGCTGCCGCTGACGCCTGCTGACCCGGCGTCCTGAGCTGGGTGGGCGGGTCTTTCTGCTGGCGCGGGCCCGACCCGCCCACCCTTCACCATCCCTGCCCGCGCCGTAATTGAGGAGGCCCGCGCCCATGGCCGCGAACCGAACTGTGAGCACGACCCGCACGACCCCGAAGACCCGCCCTGCACGCTCGACCGCACCCGCCGAGAAGGTCAGTGCCGCCGAGGCGCAGGAGATCGAGGCCACCGGTCACTACGTATCAGCGCAGCTGTGCGGCTCGGAGGTTGAGATCGTCCCGTCGGGCGCGTGGCGCCAGTCGTCGATGCGCAAGCTGAAGGCTGGCGACATGGACGGCTTCATGGAGGACGTCCTCAGCCCCGACTCCTACGACCTGTACCTCGAACTGGACCCGACGAACGAGGAGATCAACGCCTTCATGGAGGAGGCCAGTGAGGCGGCCGGGGAGAGCCTGGGAAAGTCCGGTGGACCCAGGGCGTCGTCGAGGACCACGCGGAGGCGGTAGAAGCTGACCTCTGGCGCTACTACCAGCGCGATCTCCTGGACGCGCACCGCGGGGACATGACGTGGCGGCAAGTGCGAGTCCTGATCCAGAACTTGCCGCCTGAGTCCGCGACGATGACCGCGCTCCGGAACGAGATGACAGCTGAGGAGTACGAGCAGCAGGCGCGCGGCGGGGAGCCGGAGAAGGGCCGCTGGTCGATGGCGGAGCAGTTGCTGGCAGGCATCACGGACTCGCTGCACCAGCTGGAGTACATCCTCGTCGTCGCCAATTCCGACGGTAAGGGCCGCAAGCCCAAGCGTCCGGAGCCGATGCGGCGGCCGGGTGTCGGTGGCGGCAAGAAGCGCGAGGAGCTGTCGGAGCGCGGCGCCAAAGTCCTCTTCGAACTGATCAACGGCGGCGCGGCCTGACGCGCGGGAGGAGGCTCCCGTGGCGATCACTGTCGGTTCGGTCGAGGTCGACGTCATCCCCAACACCCAGGGGATTTACCAGCGGCTGCGTGGTGCTCTCGTACCGGCCGCGACGCGGGCCGGCGAGGACGCAGGCAGTGCCGCCGGCCGCTCCTTCGGTCCTGCGATGCAGTCCGAAGTGGGCGGTCTGGGCCTGTCCATTGGCCAGCAGATCGGCCAGCAGATCGCCTCCCGCATCACGGCTGCGATCCGTGACGCCATGCGTGACGGCATCACCCAGGGGGGTACGCAGGCTCGTGCGTCTGCCGTCCGTCAGGGCGACCAGACGGGCGGCGCCTTCTCCCGCGCCCTGAAGACGAGGCTCGAAGCGGCGTTCCGGTCGCTCCCGAAAATCAACATCGACGCGAACACGTCCGAGGCCGACGCGGACCTGCAGGCCCTGCGGGTCCGTATGGAGACCCTGGCGAGCAAGCGCATCGGTATCGACATCGACGCGGGGGCCGCCAAGGCTGAGATCAAGCTCATCGAAGCCGAGCTGACCCGACTCGGCGCGAAACACCCGAACGTGCAGGTACGGGCCGACACGGCAGCAGCCCGCGCCGAACTCATGGCCGTGCGCGCTGCGATCGACGCGGTCGACGGCAAGCGTGCCCGCATCGACGTTGACACCTCTGGGGCCCTCGGCGCGGTCCTTCACCTCGCCGTCGCGATCGGCGGCCTGGCTCTCATCCCCGCCATCCCCATCCTCGCAGCGGGAATCGGCTCCATCGCCTCAGCCGCTGTTGCGGCCGGGGCCGGCGTTGGCGCGCTCGCTGCCGTCGCCATCCCCGCCTTCGTGGGCATTGCCGGAGCCCTGCAGGCACAGAAGGCCGCGCAGGAAGCCGCCTCGACGGCGACGACCCGAGGCGGCCAGTCGGCCAGCCAGGGAGCCTCGAAGGCTCTGCAGATGGCTGGGGCCCAGCAAGCCCTTGCGTCGGCGCACCGCAACGCGGCGCGCCAGATCGGACAGGCCGAGCAGGCCGTCACGGACGCGGTGCGTTCGGCGGCCGAGGCAAACGTGCAGGCGTCCAGCCAGGTCAAGGAGGCGCGTCGGTCACTGGCCGACGCGGTGCAGCAGGCCGCGGACCGGCAGCGGGATGCAGCCGAACGCGTCACGCAGGCAGAGGATTCCCTTGCGGATGCTCAGCGCTCTGCCCGTCAGGCTCAGCAGGATTTGACGCAGGCCCGCAAGGATGCGGCCCTGGAGCTGGCTGAGCTTGGGGACCGGCTCGCCAACGCCCAGCTCTCCGAGCGTGACGCTGTCCTGTCGGTGCAGGAGGCGCAGGACCGCCTCCAGAAGGTCAACGCTGTCGGCTCGAAGGCCTCTGCGGTGGAGCGGCTGCGCGCCCAGCTCGGCTACGACCAGGCGGTGCAGCGGCTCAAGGAGCAGCAGGCCGAGACGAAGAACCTGAAGGCCGAGAAAGCTGCCGCGGACAAGGCGGGCGTCGAGGGCTCCGACACGGTCAAGGCCGCTCAGGAGCGGATTGCTGACGCTGAGCGCAATGTCGGCGAGCAGCAGAAGGCGCTCGGCAAGGCGCGGTCCGAGGCGGCGCGTCAGCAGATCGAGAACCAGCAGGACATCGCGACGGCGCAGGAGAAGGTAGCCGAGTCGCAGCGCAACGTCACCCGCGTCCAGGAGGACGGGGCCCGCTCGGTGGTCCGCGCGCAGGAGAGCCTGGTGGCGGCCCAGCAGTCCGCGGCCGACTCGATCGCCTCGGCACAGCGTCAGATCGCCTCCGCCCAGCAGTCGGCGGCCACGACTGCGGCCGGGGGCATTGATCAGGCTGCCGTCGCACAGGAGAAGTACCTGGCCGCGTTGGCGAAGCTGACGCCGGCCGCGAGGCAGACGTTCAACGCCTTCGTGTCACTGAAGAGCGCCTTCGGTGAATGGTCGAAGTCGCTGCAGCCCGCCGTAATGCCGATCTTCACGCGGGCACTGGAGGGCATCAAGAACAGTCTCCCGGGCTTGACCCCGTTCGTGCTGGCCGCGGCCAAAGCCATCGGGAATCTGCAGGACCGGGTGAGCGCGGGCTTCAAGTCGCCGTGGTGGAAGGCGTTCAAGTCGGATCTGGCCGGTTCGGTACAGCCGGCCATTGAAGGGCTCGGCATCTCCTTCGGGCGCATCTTCAAGGGCATGGCCGGCATCGTGGGCGCCTTCCTGCCGCACATGAGCTCGATCTCGTGGATCATGCAGCGGCTCACTGGCCGGTTCGCGGATTGGGCGACCGGCCTGAAGGGGTCCCCGGAGTTCGAGAGGTTCCTTTCCTACTCGGCAGAGATGGGCCCGGTGGTCGCTAGCGCGCTGCGGGACATGCTTGGCGCCGTTCTGCGGCTGGCGCAGGCGCTTGCCCCGGTTGCCACCATTACTTACCTCGCGCTGGCTGCTGTCGCGCGAGTAGTTGGATCCATAGTCGAGACCTTGCCGTGGCTTATCCAGCTGCTCTATCTGGCGTGGATTGCGACGAAGCTCTGGACCCTCGCAATGATCATTTTCAACGTCGTCATGAGCGCGAACCCGGTCGTGCTGATCGTCCTCGCGGTCCTCGCGCTTGTCGCCGCGGTGATCTATGCGTACAAGAACTTCGGCTGGTTCCGCGACTTCGTCAACGCAGTCTGGTCGGCGATCCAGACGGCGGCGATGTGGGCCTGGACCAACGTCCTCAAGCCCATCTTCGACGCCTTCGCAGCCGCCTTCCGCGTCATCGCCGACGTAGCCATGTGGCTGTGGAACACGGTGCTGTCGCCCGTGTTCAGCTTCATCGGCACCGCCGCGAAGATCCTCATCACGATCATCGTGACCCTGCTGGTCCTGCCCTACGTGCTCGCCTTCAAGGCTATGGCCGCCATCGCGACTTGGCTGTGGGACAACGTCCTGGGTCCGATTTTCGGCTGGATCGGCGACAAGGCGGTTTGGCTCTGGCAGGAGAAGATCAAGCCCGCGTGGGACCGACTGAAGATCGGCATCGGCCTCGTCGCAGACAAAGTCAAGGAGCTGTGGAACACCTACGTCAAACCGATCTTCACCTGGATCGGCGAGAAGGCTGCCTGGCTCTGGACCGAGAAGATCAAGCCTGCCTGGGACGCGTTCAAAATCGGAATGAAGCTCGTCGGCGACAAGATCAAGGAGCTGTGGAACGACTACGCGAAGCCGGTCTTCGGGTGGATCGGCGACAAGGCCAAGGCCCTGTGGGACAAGTCCCTCAAGCCCTCCTTCGACATGATCAAGAAGGGCGTCAAAGCCGTCGGCGACTCCTTCGAGGACGCGAAGGATTTCATCGGCAAGGCGTGGGACAGGGTCCGGGACATCGCCAAGAAGCCCGTCCGCTTCATCATCGACAAGATCTACAACAACGGCATCGTGCCCACCTGGAACAAGGTGGCCAGCGCATTTGGCGCCCCCGAGATCAAGCCCATGAACATCAAGGGATGGGCCACCGGCGGTGTCCTGCCCGGCTACACCCCCGGCAAGGACGTCCACAAGTTCTACAGCCCCACCGGTGGCGGCCTGGAACTGTCCGGTGGCGAGGCCATCATGCGGCCCGAGTTCACCCGCGCGGTCGGCTCGGGCTTTGTCTCCACCATGAACCGGATCGCAAGCAGCCGCGGCGCCACCGGCGTCAAGGCTGCACTCGCGCCCGCACTCGGAGGCAACCCGACCACACAGAAGTATGCCGACGGTGGCATCTTCGGCTGGATCGGCAAGACCGTGAAGGGGGTGGGCTCGAAGGCGTGGGACGGCGTCAAGAAGGGTGCGTCGTGGCTGGCGGACACCGTGGAGGCATCCGCGCGCGCGGGCCTGAACAGCGTCGTCAACCCACTGATGAACGCCTTCCCCGGAGCCGGTGGCGACTTCGGCAAGATGATCCGCCGCATCCCCAAGAAGATCCTCGACTCGATCTTCGGGTACAGCGAGAAGGCCGACAAGAAGGGAGCCGGCGGGATCGGCGGCCCTCGGATGCAGGCAGGCCTCAAGTGGGCCCGCACGCAGAACGGCAAGCCCTACCAGTGGGGCGGCAACGGCAACCCCAGCTGGGACTGCAGCGGTTTCCTGTCGGCGATCGAGTCCGTCATCCGCGGCCAGAAGCCGCACCGCAGGTGGGCCACTGGCGCCTTCGCCGGGAAGACGGCCCCTGGTGGCTGGGTCCTCAACGGCAAGTCGCCGTACCAGATCGGCATCACCAACGCCGGCGTTGGCCACACCGCGGGCACGATCAACAAGGTCAACGTGGAGAGCCGAGGCGGAGACGGCGTCGTCGTCGGCTCCCGCGCACGGCCAGCAACCGCGCCGATGTTCACCCACCGGTACGGCTTCATGCCCGGCAAGTACGACTCCGGCGGCTACCTCCAGCCCGGGCTCAACCTTGCCTACAACGGCACAGGGCGGCCCGAGCCGGTTTTTACGTCGCAGCAGGCCAACGCCCTGACAGGCATGGCGGCATCGCGCAGCCTAGGCGACCTGTCGGTGAAGGTCTTCGTCGGCAACGAGGAGCTCACCCACATCGCGCGCACTGAGGTGCACAAGGCCAACGGCGAACTGATCCAGGTCCTCAACGCAGGCGGGGGGATGTAGACGTGGCGATCCCCGGGAACTTCCTGTCGGCAGTGACGGAGTCCATCGACCCGAACACGTCGGGCTGGACTCCGCTGCTGAACTGCACGATCAGCAAGGGCACTGGCGGAAGGAACGGTGACGGCTGCCTGTCCATCAAGTCCGCGGCGGCGGGGGAGATGCGGGCCCGCACCGTGTCCTCCTATGCGGTCACGGCGGGCACCGTCTACTACACGTTCGCCGATGCAGCCGGGGGCACAGTCCCGGAGCGCATCGGCATCCGCTGGCTGAATGCAGCGAACGCCGAGGTCAGCATTCTGTGGTCGCTGACTACGACTACCGCTTCGTCGACGTGGCACCGGGTCAGCGTGGCGGGCACGGCCCCAGTGGGTGCGGTGCGCGCGCAGGTCGTCATCTCGTCGACCCCGGCCGCCGCCAACGTCGTCACCTTCGCCGAGAACGTGTACCTCGGCCTGCCGATCCGCACGACTGGCAACCTCCTGCCATTCGGAACGGAAACAACGGAGATAGACGCGTCAGGGTGGGCATCCGAGGCCAACGCCACGATCTCCCGGCAAGTGCCGGTGGTCACGTGGTCCGTCGACAACTACCTCGGAGGCGGCCACACCCTGGCCATCACAGCCACCGCGGCTGGCAACGCGTCGGCGCTGTGCGTGGACCGGCCCGCGGTCACCCCCGGCCGCGAATACCTGGCCTACGCCTACCTCAACCCGCCGACATCGGCCTCCGACACGTGGATCGAGCTGCGCTTCTACAACTCGGCCGGCACCCAGATCCAGGCCACCCGCTCGTCGCTCGCCGCACCTGGCACCGGCTTCTACCGGCAACGAGTCTCAGCACCAGCGCCTGCTCTGGCGGCGACGTGCTCTGCCGCTGCGGGCATTACCGGGGCCAGCGCCGGTCAGGTGACGCGCCTGGAAACCGTCGTCATCATGGTCGCCTACGCCCTGCAAGCAGGCACGGTCGTCTCGTACACCGACAGCAGCTTCGAGCATGGAGTCGGCAGCTGGACGAGAATTGCCGGTGTGGCGACTCTGGCCCGCTCCACGCCGTGGGGCGCCTATGCGCTCGACGGCTCCTACGCCTTGACCATCACATCGTCGACCGCCACTGCCTCGACGATCCGCAGCGCAAAGTTCCCACTGAAGGCGGGTTCAGGGGGGCTTGGCTTCCGCGTGATGCTGGGCTCGCAGGTAACAGCGGGCGGGTGGACGGCGAGCCGAGGCGTCCGCTGGTACGACGCCGGCGACGTTGATCTCGGCCTCACTGCGAGCGGCGTGGCAGCGGTGCCCGGGTCGGGCTGGTGGTACCTGTCCAACGATGTCGTAGCCCCAGCCGGCGCTACGCAAGCGGCCATTGAGTGGACACTTACCGCGACCGCCGCCAACTCGGTGCTGCGTGTCGACAAAGTGGCCCTGTGGGTGGCACTACCGCTGGTCACGGTAGCTGCGGTCGATTCCTCAGCGTCCATCACGCTCACCTTGCGCGAGCTGACCGCCGACGACCTGATCACCGTCTACCGGGTCGGGGCGGACGGAACGCGCACCCTGGTCCGCGGACCGGCTGGGCTCATGGACCAAATGCTCATCGCCTCCGACATCCTCATCATCGAGGACTACGAGGCCCCGCTGGGTGTCCCCGTGTCGTACCTGGTTGAGATCCGGGACCCCGCGACTGGTGCTCTGGAAAGTACCCGCACGTCGGACTCGGTGACGATCGCGGCTGGCGACGTAAATCTGGCCTGGCTCAAGGACCCGGGCAACCCGCAAAGAAACGCGCAGGTCATGGTGCAGCGGGCCCCGGACTGGCAGCGGCCCATCGAGCAGTCCGCCTACGTCGTCAAGGCGCGCCGCAACAAGGTGGTCCTGTCCGGCCGACGTCAGGGCCTTGAAGGCGAGCTGGCGATCTGGACCCGCACGGACGACGAGCGGGCCGCCCTGCACTGGCTGCTGGACTCCGGGAACGTACTGCTGTGGCAGGCCGCCCCAGGCATGGGCGTCACCGACATGTACGTCAACGTCGCCGGCATCACCGAGGCACGCACGGACGGCACGGCAATGGAGCCGTGGCGGTCCTGGTCCCTGCCGCTCACCGAGGCGGACCTGCCCGTTACGACAGGCGTCAACGGGAGTGCGGGCCGCACCTGGCAGGACATCCTTTCCGAATTCGCCACGTGGGGCGACCTGCTCGACACGTATGCGACCTGGGAAGACGTCCTTCTCGACCGGCGAATGGAGTGAGCGCGTGTACCCCGTGAGCGCCCGATTCCTGCCCCGTCTTGCCGAGGATCACGCACCAGTAACGGAGGTGCTGCTCTTCACCACGGACGGCAACGTCCGACCCTTGGAGCACACCGGCGGGTCGGTCCCTGTGGACCGCGGGCAAGCGATCCGCCGAACCTGCTCCGTCACCAGCGCCGACGTCTCCCTGATTCCTCGCACGGCCACTGACGAGGCCCTCATCTACGGGGCGCGTCTACGGATCTCCCGCGGCGTGGACTACGGAGACGGCACTCAGGAACTTGTTCCTCTCGGCGTCTTCAGGCTCGACAGCGTCGCCGGCGACCCAGCCGACGGGCCCGTCACCTTGGCTGGCAAGAGCCTCGAATGCATCGTCGCTGACGACAAGTTGCTGGCCCCGCACCGGTCGACGGGCACCGTGGTGGGCGCGATCACCACGCTGATCCAGCGGTCGATGCCGGACGCCCAGATCGTTTCGACCATCACGGACGTCTCGATCGGATCCCGCACCTGGGATGTGGAAGCCGACCCATGGGCCGCCGTCCAGGAGATCGCTGGGGCGGCCGGCGCCGAGTGCTACTGCTCGGCCGACGGCACGTTCGTCATCGCAACCCTGCCGGACCCCCTTACGAGCGATCCCGTGTGGGGCGTGGAGGCGAAAGAGGGCGGCGTCTACGTTTCCGGCAACCGGGGCATGAGCGCGGATGGCGTCTACAACGGGGTGCTCGCCAGGGGCGAGAACGCCGCCGACGGGGCCGCACCCGTCCAGTACTTGGCGGTCGACGACGACTCCGGCAGCCCGACGTACTGGAGTGGCCCTTACGGCCACCGCCCCAAGTTCTACGGCTCATCGCTGCTGGTCACAGTCGGGCTCTGTCAACAGGCGGCACGCGTACAGCTCATCGCCGCCAAGGCCCCGAACGCCAGCGGCGACTTCAGCTCGCTGCCGAACCCGGCCTTGGAGCCGGGCGATGTCCTGCGCGTCACCCACCCCGATGGGCTGAAAGAGCTGCATCAGGTGCAGTCCTTCACTGTTCCGCTCGACGTGGGCGGCGAATTCCCGATTGCCACGATCAGCGCGAAGGAGGACGCGTGACCTCCTCTCACACCCAGACGCGAGCCCTGGCCGGCGCCCTGCGCAGGAACGTTGAGCATGTCGGTGCCACTGCTCCGGCGGTGCGGGGCGGCGACTACCGGCAGGCCGTGGTCAGTGCGGTGGGCGCCGACGGAACGGTGACGGCGGACAGCATCGTCGCGCGCCGCCTGGAGGTGTACCAGGCCCCGGCCGTGGGTGACCTGATCACGCTCTTTCGGTCCAGCGCCGGGGACTGGGTGACCCCCGGGCGCTTCGCGGGCCCTGGTGTAGCGCGGGCGGAGCAGTCCGGGACTCTCAACATGTCGTGGACGACGGTGTCATCGATCCAGCAGGCCGTGATCTTCCCGGTCGCGTTCAGCACCGCCCCCCGCGTCATGACCAACATCCACAGCTCGGACGGCGCCGTGGCCCGTTGGGGCTCACGCGCCATCAACATCACCACCACCGGCTTCACGGTGTTCCTCTTCGCGCCCGTGTCCACTGCTACGTCGTCCGGCGCCTCGATTCCGGTGCAGTGGATCGCCGTCGCCCCCTGACCCCAGGAGCAGCACATGCCTACAACTGACGCTTACGGGCAGGGCGTACAGATCGCCAGCCTCACTGACCCGCCCGATGCGGCGACCCTGGCCAACGCGATCGTCGACGGCCTCGTCGTCAAGAGCGTCATGCAATTCGCCTCCGCCTCCGCCCGGTCGGCCACCATCACCAGTCCCGTCGAGGGCATGGCGTCGTGGCTGATGGACGTCAACCGGTTCGAGGTCTACAACGGGTCGGCGTGGGTGACCCCGCCGCCCGTCGTGACGACCGCCTCATCCGGCGCGACAGCCAGCCCCGGCTTTGACGTGGTGTCGATGTCCGGCCGGAAGATCAGCGGGTTCGTCGCTATGGTCAACGCCGCGTACACCCGCACCGGCGCGACTCTCCTCGCGGACGCCGACGGCAACATCACCGACGTCAGCATCGGGACCCTCCCGTCCGGCTGGCGCCCCCCGGAGACGGTGTACACGTCGATCGGCGACGGCTTCGGCAACGGCGACGTCAGCGTCGACTCGACCGGGCTCATCGTGCTGCGCAGCTGGTCCGGCGGCGGCGGCATCGTCGCCACCAGAAACCTGCGCTTCACCCTGACGTTCGTCCCCGCCACCTGACCCGCCCCACCCCCGCCGCCCCTTGACCGGGGCTTTTTTCATGCCCCGAGGAGGGCGTATGGCCTGGTATCCGGGCGCCACGAAGTACGAGCTGCAGCCAGAGTCGGATAGTCAGCCGGCCATCCGACCAACGCAGTTCATCGTTCACTCGATCATCGCGCCGTGGACGGCGAAGCGGACGTATGAGTACTGGCGCGACTCGACGAACCTGGAATCCCACTTCGGCCTCGGCTACGAGGGGGACCTGGGTCAGTTCATCGGCACCGAGACCCGCGCGGACGCGAACGCATCGGCGAACCGGCGGCCAGACGGAACTGGTGCGGTGTCCATCGAGACCGCTTCGAATCTGCAGGGCTCCGACCCGTGGACGCCCGCACAGGTCGAGAAGCTGATCGCCCTCGGCGTGTGGCTGCACAAGCGGCACGACATCCCGCTGCGGATCTGCCGCACCCACGACGACCCCGGCTTCGGCTACCACCGCCTGCACTCCGCGTGGGCCGTGTCTGGCACCGCCTGTCCCGGCGACGCGCGCGTGAAGCAGTTCCGCGAGGTCGTCTTCCCGGGGATCGCCGCCCGCGCCAACGGCCAGACCGTTCCCCCAGAGGAGGAAGACGAGATGACCCCCGACGAGATCTTCAAGGCCGTCTGGTTCACCGACAAGATCGCAGCCCCGAACACGGCCAGCGACAAGACCACCAACGTCAACTGGCAAGCTCAGTCCTACCTCAAGGACATCGGCAACCGAGTCCGCGCCATGGACGCCCGCACCGCCGCACAGGGCGAAGCCATCAAGCAGCTCGCCGCAGCACTCGCCTCGCACCACGCGGTGATCGACCCGGAGGCGCTGGTCGCCCGCATCACCGAGGCCATCGAGAACGTCACCGTCCGTCTCGACATCACCCCCTGAAGGGACACACCACCATGCCTGCACCCGTAGAGAAGAAGGTCACCGCCGCCACCGTCGCGGCGTACCTCGCCAGCACCGGCCTCCTGGCCATACTCACTGCGATCCAGGACAACAGCGGCCTCGTCGGCGGACTGCCCGACGGCGTGGAGCCGTTCCTGCTCGCCCTCGTACCGACGGCCATCACGTTCGTCTCGGGGTGGGCTGCCCGGCATACGCACCGCGGGCCGGCTGGCGTGTGACAGATCTGATCGGAGCCTGCTGTGTCTGATCCGACTGCGGGCGAACTGGAGCGCCGGTACAACGAGCGATTCGCCGACGTCCGCGAGGACTTGCAGAACGTGCAAGCCCAGCTCGACAAACGCGTGTCGGTCGAGCGCTACCAGACGGACCAGCACTACGGCGACGAGGCGCACCGTCAGCTGATCGAGCGGGTGAAAGCCATCGAGGACGCGCGCCTCGCCGAGTCCCGGCAAGCCGATGCGGACCGGCGCGCCTTGGAGGCTCAGCGCCGCACGGACAAGCGGCTGTTGTTCTCAGCGCTCGTCGTGCCGGTCCTGCTCGTGTTTTTGCAGGTGTACCTCGCGACGAGGGGAGCCGGATCGTGACCGCCCACAAGCAGCCGACCCGGCCCCGTCTCGCGGACTTGCGGTACGCCCTCACAGTCCTGGCCGCAATCGGAGCGTTCGCCTGGATCGTCATCACCATGCACGGGCAGGGCTCCGAACTCCGCACCCAGGGTGCGGAGCTCCGGACCGAGCGTGCGGCGCGAGACGCCCTCGCTCGCCAAGTGCAGAACATGGGCGGCGAACCCGTCGCGGGCCCGCCTGGTAGCCGCGGTGACCCCGGCCGTGGTGAGCCGGGACCCTCCGGGCCGCCTGGTCCCGAGGGTGATCCGGGTAAGCCTGGGCCCACGGGTCCGGTCGGCCCTTCCGGGAAGCCGGGCGCCAACGGCGACGACGGCTCGGACGGCGTTGGTGAACCAGGCAAGCCAGGCCAGCCGGGCGAGCCGGGCACCGACGGAGCCACGGTCGTGGGCCCGCCCGGTCCGGCTGGACCTCAGGGCGAACCCGGCCCAGCTGGTCCCGCCGGCGAGCAAGGGCCGCCCGGAGAACAGGGCCCGCCAGGGGAGCCTGGTGCGGACGGTCGAGACGGTACGGACGGCCAGGCATGCCCCGACGGGTACAGCTGGCAGACCCCCGACTACGACCCGAACGCCAAGGTCTGCCGCAAGGACGGTGCGCCCGACCCGGAACCGCCGGCGAATCAGTCCGCCGGGTTGGATCCGTTCCGCCGCCAGTACCCGTAGGAGGTCTCGTGCCGCAGCACCCGACGCAGCGCAGAATCGATCCGGCGGCTGGCGACCTTGGTTCGCTCATCGAGCTGGGGATGGCCGACCCGCCACCGGAGCCGTCACTGCCCCCGCCGCCCAGCCTGCCCGACGAAGCCCAGTCGGGCATGGAGCGCGCGAACGAGATGGTGCTTCAGTCCGCGCTCGTCGACGCCGGCGTGGAGAAGGCAGCCGGCGACGAGGCTGTCATCGACGCCCTCGCCAAGCTCGACCCGGCCGACGTCGAAGCGGTCGCCGGGTGGCTGAAGCAGAAGAAGCCCACCAGCCCGCAGAAGTGACCATGCCCCTCCCGCCTGTTGGTGGGAGGGGCGTTTCGCTGTGTCCGCTGGCGCCTAGGCTGCCCACATGCCTGCAACCTTCCCTCCGCCCAGTGAGCCCATGACGACGGAAGCCTTCATCCGCCGCTGGCCCACAGGGGTACACAAAGCCGAACTCATCGAGGGCGTCATCCTCTTCACCTGGATGAGCGGACCGTTCGACGAACGTGACGTGGCCGCAGCCCAGCTCGTCTATCCAGGCCGTGTCGTGCGGCTGACGAGCGAAGGCAATCTGAAAGTGCACCCCGCCGCGTGACGTGGCCCTTCATGGGTCGAGCAGTCACTTCCCCAGCCACTTGCGGACGGTCATGCGGTCCACGTTGGCGGTGCGGGCGAACCCTGCCTCGCTGAGCTTGCCGTCCTGCACAAGGAGTCCGGCTGCCTGTCGGAGTCCAGCCGATGCTGCGGCTTCGGCGACGCGGGCTGCGGTGCGCTGCTGGCTGAAGTCGGCAACGACATCCTCGGCGGGCTCGACCTTTAGGCGATAGGCGACCGAGAGCGCGGCGTCCCGCTCAGCTTGGTCGTCCTGGTCGGGGTAGCGCTCCTCAATCTCTCTAGCTTCGTCGAGGAGTTCGGTGAGCTCGTCCTCGTTGAGGCCGTGATTGTCACCGAGCCAGGCTTCGAGTTCGTGCAGCTGCATGGTGGTCAGTCCTCCAGGGAGTCGCAGGTGTAGCAGTCGCAGGCGTAGGGAGCGACGGTCTCGCCGCCGACGGCCTCTGCGAAGGCGTTGCCCTCGGGGGTGCGGTGGGCCACGGGTGCGTGGAAGACGTCCATCTGGCTGGAGGCCGTCTCGTACAGGGCGCGTGCGTAGCCTTCGCCGCGGTGATCTTCGTGGACCCAGACGTTCATGATTTCGTTGCGCTCGGTGGAGACGTAGAGCTCTGCGAGGACAGTGCCGTCGTTGTCGAGGGTTTCCCAGATGTGGTTGCTGCTGGCGTCGCCGTAGTAGCTGCCGGTGCGGTTGGTGATCGTCAGCATGGCGGCCTCTCCGGGAGCGACCATCGCTCCATCTGTAGACTACTCTACAGGCCGCATGTAGAGGTGTCTACAGGTAGCGCATAACGTTCCCTGAAGCGCGCCGGCTTGGGTGAGTTGACCCTCGATAACATGCCGTATCGCGGGCTCCACTCCGGTCGACGGGTGGGGCCCTTCGTGTTCTCGGAAGTGCTGGCGATCACGCAACTCTATGGTTGATAATGACAGTTATCCAACACTAAGGAGGCTCCGCCCTATGAGCGCCTACCAGGACCTGATGACCGCACTCGTCACCCGCCGCCCCGACCAGTCGGCAGCCGAGGACGAACGGATTGTGTTGGCGGCGCTCGCCAAGCATGCTCACGAACTTGCGGCGAAGCAGCGGAACTGGGATGCGGAAGCCGAAGGATTCACTGACCCGCAGATGGCGGTGTACGCCGTCGCCGACTTCATTGACCCGGAAGCGTCGTGACCGGCCCCGCCGCCCTCGTCCCGATACAGCGACACTGAAAGGAGAGCCGCATGAGCGACCCGCGCACCAAGGCGCTGCAAGAGGCCGAGGCTGCACTTCGGTCGAAGGCTGGGGAGTTGTCGGACATGGCCGAGGAGGAGATGCGCCGGGACCTGGAGGAGAAGGCGCAGATCTGGCACGAGGCTGCCAACGTGGTGGCGAGCCTGACGCGAAGGGGGGTCCAGTGATGGCCTGGCACGCCAACTCTGACGCCCTAGCAGCTCTGGACGGCGATGAGCGCGCACCCTGGGTGCGCTATACCCGCAACCCGCCGCCGCTGTACGACTGGGAGCACATCGGCACCGACGCCGTATCCGCCTACACGCCGGAAGAGCAGACGATGAGCACCGCCATACACGAGGCCGCACATGCCGTCGTGTACATGGCGGCGGGCTACCGGATCGGCCACATCGCCCTGCATGAGCCAGAGGACCACAGCCACGGCGGCCGGGCGCACGTGAACTACCTGCCCGCTTCCGGCCCGTGGCTCGACTGGGCAGTGACGTGCGCCGCCGGGGAGCGGGCGGAGGATCGATGGATGCGAGAGAACGGGCTGTGGACACCAGACCGGGCGTGGGTGTCAGAGCGTCTCGCGTGGCGAGACCGCAGCCAGCTCGGCAGTGCCTACCGAGACGGATCCGGCAAGGATCTGACCTTCCATGGCACCCATAGCGACCCGGGAGACTACGCCTGGGTCATGGACCGCACCGACGAATCCCTCGACCCGGTATGGAGCAACGTTCTGCAATTGGCCCACCACGTCGTCGAGCACCGCCGCATAGACGGTGACGAGGCGGCAAAGGTCGCAGGACTCCATACAATCAATCTCGCCGCCTAGGGAGCAGGACGTGACCGCACTCGTTCCGCGCCCGTCGGCGGAGCTGTCGACCGACCGGCACGACCCCCGCGACGACTGGCCCGACGAAGCCCGCGCGCTCGCCGACCACCTCACCGGAATCTACGGCGACCGCGATCCGCTCCCCACCCTCGCCGGAGGATGGATCGCCCGCCAGAAGAGCCGCCACACCCGACGCGCCTACGTCCGCACCTTCAAGGCGTGGGAGAAGTACGCCCGCTTCACAGGCATCCACCCGCTCCAGGCGAAGCTGCCGCTCGCCGACGCATACGCCAAGTACCTCGCCAAGACCCCGACGAGGAACGGCAAGCCGCCCGCCGAGACCACTCAGGCCCAAGCCCTCGCCGCCGCCGGGTCCTTCTACACCTACGCCGCCCGCCTCCAGGCCGTCGACAGCGACCCGTTCGGTGCGGTCAACCGGCCCTACGTCGACCCCGACTACTCGCCCACCGAGGGCATGACCGAGGAGGAGACCGCCCGCCTCATCGAAACCGCCCGCGACTGGGCCCCCCGCTCCTACGCGCTCGTCACGCTGCTCTACCTCACTGGCGCCCGCGTCGACGAGATCCTGGCCCTCAACGCCGACCAGCTCGGCTATGACCGAGGGCATCGCACCCTGCCCCTCACCCAGAAGGGCAACAAGCGCAAGGCCGTCCCCGTGCCGCCGCTCGCCCTCGACGCGCTCCTCGCCTACCTCGGCGACCGCACCGACGGCCCGCTGCTCGTCACCGACTCCGGCCGCCGCTGGTCCCAGCCCGAGGTGTGGAAACACCTGCGCGTCCTCGCCCGACGAGCAGGCATCCCGCAGGCCGCCAGCATCAAACCCCACACGCTGCGGCACCAGTTCATCACCGACAACCTCGCCAACAAGGTCCCCCTCCAGGACGTCCAAGACGCCGTCGGCCACGCCGACCCCCGAACCACCCAGAGGTACAACCGGCGCAGGCGGATGCTCGATGACCACCCCGCCTACGCCCTGGCGTCACGGCTCGCGGCACGGCTCCAGCCTGAAGGAGACCCCAGTGACTGACGCCGAGTACGAACAGTGGCTGCACACGGGAAAGCTTCGCTGCGACGACTGCGGAACGCTGGTCCGTTGCAGCAACCTGACGAGCCTGCCTCCTCACCGCTGCATCGAGCGGCGACGTGCCCGCGATCAGGCGGCTGGCGAGTAGGGGAACGTCTCGCGCTCCCGCCGGAATCCCGGCGGGAGCGCTGTCACGTCAGCGACTCTCGATGAAGAACCCGTCGTGCTGGTTGCAAGTCACCTCGGGGCAGTACCAGGCAACGAGCACTTCGGGGTCGGCTTCGGCCGCCGCCAGGCCGGGATCTTCGGCGGAGAGGCGCGGCCGGCTGATGCGCCCGCAGTCGGGGCAGGGGTGGGGTCGGAGTCGGCGGGCTTCGGATCGGGGGTATCGCTGTCGCGGCTTGTCCATGCGTTCACCGTGGCACGTTTTCGCTCAGACCTTCCCCCTGCTCCCTGCCGGCCCTCTCCCCACCCCGCCACGCGATCAACGTTTTTCAGTCACGCCCCTATTGCTGTGGCTGGTTCTGGTGCAGTGTGGTGATCGGAGACGCCCTCGACCTTCCCGAGGCGGAGGCGCCACCCCTTGGCCCCGCCCGTTGACCTGGGCGGGGCCGCGCCGTCCCTCCCGACCTCCCTGCGGGAGGGCCGACGCCTGCGCGGCGTCGGCCCCTGTGTCGCGCCGAGCAGGTGTTATCCGACGTTGCGGTGGAGGTCCCGCACGTCAGCACCGCTGGCGGTGAGGGTGCCGTCCTGCTGCTCGTAGTGGGAGAGGGCGAGACCGAGGCCGAAGAACGTGGGCGCCCACTCACCGACGAACAAACCCCAGCGGTCAGCGCGAGCGAGGCCGGTACCGGGCTCCATCTTGAGCGACCCGGCCCAGACGGCGACGGTGAGGCCGATGGAGGCGAGGGCGGCCGTGTAGGCGTGCTCGCTGCGTATGCCCATGCCGTGCAGCTTCTTGATGACCATGGCGTGCTCCGTCCAGCTGACTAGCCCCCCAAACGTCCCCATCCACCGTGGCACGAGATGCGCCAGGCCGCCGCTTGGTGCTTACGCTGGTGGTCTCGGGGCTGTCACGGAGGTACGTCATGCCCCGCCCCATCTGGTCCGGCGCGATCAGCTTTGGCCTGGTCACCATCCCGATCCGGGTCCTGCCAGCCACCGAGAACCACAGCATCGCCTTCCACCAGTACCACCAGGCCGACATGGGCCGGATCCGGTACCAAAAAATCTGCGAGTTGGACGGGCAGGTGCTCGACCAGAGCGAGATCGGGCGCGGTTATGAGATCTCCAAGGACACCGTCATCGAGGTGACCGACGACGATCTGGACGCGATGCCCCTGCCCACGGCCAAGGCAATCGAGATCGTCGCGTTCGTCCCAGCTGAGTCGATCGACCCGATCCGGATCGGCGACAGCTACTACCTGGCCGCCGACGGGGTCGCCGCGAAGCCATACAAATTGCTGCGCATGGCCTTGGAGCGCAGCTCGAAGGTCGCCATCGCCAAGTTCGCGTGGCACGGACGTGAGCGCCTCGGCCTGCTCCGGGTCAAGGGCGACGCGATCGTCCTTCACTCGATGCGCTGGCCCGACGAGATCCGCTCCCCGGAGTCGCTGAAGCCCCGCCCGGTGGAGGTCGACGACGAGGAGATCGACGCCGCCGTGGACCTCATGGAAGCCATGGCCATCGACGACATCTCGGGGTTCCGTGATCACTACAGGGACGCGCTCGAAGAGGTCATCCGCGCGAAGGCCCAGGGTGCGAAGCCGGAAGGCGCCCCCGAGAAGCCGACGGCGGCCCCGGTCGTCGACCTCATGGCCGCCCTGCGCGAGTCCGTCGAGTCCGCCCGCCAGGCCCGCGGCGAGGACGACGACGCGAACGTGCACGACATGGCGGAGCACGCCGAACGGAAGACCGCAAAGAAGAATGCGAAAAAGCCCAGCCGGAAGTCGAGCGCCTAGCCGAGGTAGCCGAGTTCCGTGTCCGGCCGGCACACCTGGCACGCCTCGACGCCCTCGACGAGCGCCCGCAGCGCCTGCTCCCGGCTGATGGCCTTGATGCGTCCGCCGCCGAGCCTGCACCCGCCGACGTGTACGGCGAGGGGTGGCCCGCCTTGGCCGATGCCGTGCTGGATCACCCAGTCCGGGGGCGGCGGCAGGGGCCGCTTGCGCTGCTCTTCGGCTTCCCGCTGCTGGGCGGTGGTGATGGCGGCCCGGATGCGGTCGAGCTGCACGACGTGCCAGTGCTCCAGGGTGCGGAGGCGGGGCAGATCAGGCGGCAGGTCGGACATGTGTTCGAGTCTACGGCTGTCGGGGTGGGCTGCCACACTGAGGGCACCTACCGAGGAGGCCCCATGCAGAAGCCCTTGATCACGCCCAAGCAGCTTGCCGCCAACCAGGCCCACGTCGCCGCAGTGCTCAAGTCGGTCGACGAGGCGTTGCGCGCTGTCGCCCCGGTTGCCGTGAAGGTCGCCTCGGGCATCGGCGAGAGCGTGCGCCGGGCTGCCCGCCCCGCCTGACCCCACCCCGTTGTCAGTGCCCGCCGCTACGCTTGCCAGATCAGATTCCCTACCGCAGGGATGCTGCTGCTGACGAAGCCCCGCCCCGTACAGCGCCGGGTGCGGGGCATCGCCATAGGAGGACACCGTGACCGATTTCAAGCCCGGCGGCCTTGGGTCCATCCCGGACGGCCCGCAGGACATCCGCGACGTCGCGACTCCGCACCCGTGGAAGACGGAGTTCATCGTGCCGTTGAACCCGACCCCGGACCAGGTCATCGAGGTCGCCACCGTCATGGCATTTCAGGCGCAGATCGAACTGCTCGACACCTCATGGCTGGACGAGACGTGACCGGGGGCTGGCGCCCCTAGCCCTCCCGCACGGCCAGCTTCAGCGCCATCTCCACCTCGTACCGGTTCTGCCCGGTCGCCTCGGCGTGTGCCGTCACCGCGGCCTGGACGGCTTCCGACGCCTCCAGCCACGGGGCCCACGTCTCGGGGGTGTACGCCTGCCGCATCGCCTCGTCGTAGGCCACGGCCGCCGCGCGCTGGAGCTGGATCAGATCATCAGTGAGTTCGATTGCCACGGCCGGATCGTAAACGGCGGCACTGACAGCGGGGCGTCTGCCATGCTGAAGTGGCCCGCCCGTCTGTCACCGGGAAACCGTGACACCCGGCTCTCTCCGTCAGGGATGGATGCACACCGGCTCAAGCCGGGCGGGCCCCACGCTATCGCTTTGCGGGTATCCGCAAAGCGATAGCCGCCAGCCGCCTGACCTGCACGCTTCGGGGCTCCCCGAACCGTCACGCCGCCTCGACGACGGACGCCTTGACCGCCTCCGCCCACTCCTCCAGCAACGCCTGGTACTCCTCGGCCGACAAGCTCGCGGCCCGCTCGCGGATCTCCGCATTCACCACAGCAGCAGGGCGTGGGGCGCCCGGGGGCGGGGGAGTTGGGGGCATGCGGTAAGGCTACGGCGAGGCACTGACAGCGGTCACCCCTTCGGCTGGTCCGCGACGAAACTGCCCAGCCCGACCTCGGTCCGCACCCGCCCCTCACCTTTCAGGTGGGCGAGCACCTTCTGCGCCGTGCTGGCCGCCACCCCAAACTCGGCGCTCAGCTCCACGACGGATGGGACCTTGCTGCCGGCCGGGTATGTGCCGTCGTCGATCCGCTCCACGATCACTGCGGCGACCTGCCTCCATACCGGCCGCGACCGGTCAAGATCCACACTCATACGGTCGACCGTAGGTATCTGCGGTACACCACGCGACCGCAGTACAGTGCGGTATACGGCGGTAAACCGAGCGCAAATGGAACCCCGGCGACCGTGTGACCGGCCCCGGGGCGTGGACGACTAGCAGGAGTCGACATGGCGGATTCTACGGACGAGAAACCAGCAGGCGAAGAGGCGGGGCTGTCCGGCCTGCAGCAGGCCTACACCGCCTTCATCGTCCACACCCAGCAGTGCGCCGTCTGCCGCGGCACCGGCATCGACTGCGCCGACGCGGCGGCCCTCAAGACCGCCTGGCGTGAAGCGCGAGCCGCTGCGTGAGCGCTGGCACGCGTCGGCTGCCGGCCGTGGAGCGCGTGACGTTCGGGCAGGCCAAGGGGTGGAACTGCATCTGGTGCGGCAAGTTGCTCACCACGGGCGCCGTCAGCGCGGGGCGGATCGACGAGGCGGGGGCCCGCGGTCTCAGCTTCGAGGTGTTCGCCTGCCCCGACTGCGGTGTGCGGGGCCGATCGTGACAGTCGGCGGATCGCTTAGCCGAGCAGGTCTCTCACGTCGATGCCGAGTGTGTGGGCGATGCGCATCAGCCAGCCGACTCTCGCATCGGTGGTGCCTGCCTCGATGTTCTGGAGCGTTAGGCGGGTGACCCCGGACTCGTGGGCCAGGCGCTCCTGCCTGTAGTTGGCGTGCAGCCTGGCGGCCCGTACTCGTTCGCCAAGCTGTCTGCGCTGGTCGAGGATCCAGTCGGGGTCGGGATCGACTTTGCGGGGCAC